CAGACCTCCTTTTACTACACAACTCAACAAAGGTTATGTTTGTTTCTTCACAAACAGTTTTAATTATTGCTTCTACTTCTTTATTCATATTATAAGAATCCTCCTAATATTGCTAAAGACATTCCTAAAAACATCACAAATATAAATGCAACCACTACAACCAGTGATACTGTCTCCAATACTTTTTCCCAATCCATTTTCTTTACCCTTCTTTATCATGTTATATTTGCTAATTGCATTTCTGTTCTTAAATTTGCACCTTTAGATCGTAAAAGCTGTACCCAATTACAAAATGAATCATAATCAACTTTAGCTAACATAGCTTCTTTTCTTGCTTTACTTAACTTAGCAAGAAAATCTCTATACTTATTACTTGCGTTTCCCCTCATCTCGCTTTCCCCAATTCCTTTTCCCCCATTGAGATATGTTGAGGCGTTGTCGTCTCTCGTTGGTTTCTTTAAGTCTATTAGCTCCTCGTAATACGCTTGTTTTTCTACCCAATCTTTTCCTAACTCTCTTTGTCTTTGAACTATTTTGTTGGGATCGAATTGTAATATCTCCCAATCCTCCTTCATGGGCATTCCAATATCTTTTTGCTCTGGCATATGGGTCTATCTCCTTATGTGTTTCCCAAAATTTTTTTTCAGTAATTCTATGTAATTCTGAATGATGAAAAACACATAAAGGAATAGTAAACTGGTCTCCAACTTTAAGAGACATTGCCTGTGGCTGTGAAAGAGTAAGATGATGTGCTTGTACATCTTTTCTTCCACAAACCAAACAGGGTTCACTTGCAATCTTTCGTAAATGTTTTTCTGATCTATACCTAGGTTCATCACTTCTCAAAATGGAATGTCTTCTTCAAGATTATCATTATTTTGTATAGGTGCTGGTTGTGGTATATCTTCTTTGGCTTCCAAAGTTAATTTTATGTATGGGCCATATTGATTTTTACCACCCCATGCGGCAACTGAATATGTTCCTGCTGGTAATGGTTCTGAAATAACAACCTTTTTATTAACATACGAAGGATGTTTATCCTCTGTTTTATATTGATTTTTATTTATATAAAATTCTGCTTTACTCATAATACTGTAGCCCTCATTGCTTTAAAGGATGCCTCTAAAGTTTTTTTGTTTCTATCCGACAAACCATTTATCGTTTCTTTATTTTTATTAAAAACATTATCAATATCACCATCAGATTTACATTTAGATAGTTCATCTTCAATATCATTAACAACATCAACATGAAATTTAGGTTTAATAACATTGCTACTACCATTAGCATTGTCAAACTTAGCTTTATTCATATTAAGTTTTTCTTGTTTGCTGTAGTCTAAATCAGTTTCTACTTCAGCTTTCATATGTTTACTCTCACCTGTTGGTATCATAAACACACCTCGTAAAAATTGTTTTAGACAATAACTTTGTGCTTGTCCGTATGCTTGTGATCCAGCAGAAGAATTAACACGAATACTTCTTTTAATAGGATGTTGCCACATAGAACCACTTTCATGGATTAAAATAAAATGATAAACTATTTTTAAAACTTTATCGTTTTGTTTTTCTTCTACCTCATCCATAATAATTGTTAATCCAGCTTCAGCAATAATACTTCCATAAACCTCTAAGAAATCATCAATACTAGCAAAATTATAATTATGGTATTCGTTCTTATGTGCATTGCTTAATTTAACAGAATTTTTACACACATAATTTAACGCTCTTGCAATTTCTTTAGGAATAGGTGCAAGAGATGGTAACATATTTTCCTCTGGGACAGGTATTACCTTAGTTTCAATTATATCCCCCATATTTCTCTCCTCATTTTTATGCTCTCTTTATTCCAATACCAATCGTCTGGATTTGGAGGGCAAAGTTTGGCAACGTCATGCCACGTTTGGCATTGCGTTAATATGTTCATCATAGAATTGTAAACTCCTTTTAATTCATTTTGATAATGAAATTGATCAACATAATCTTTTAAATAATGCACATCTGGTTCTGCACTATGTGTTACTTTTTTTGTTTTTCTATCAGTAGATTTTCTAGGTAATAAAAATAATATTCTACTATCATTAATTGGATTAAGATTAACTTGTCCATAATGATAAGCTGTAAAACCTTGGAACAAATGTCTATATTTTAAATCAGTTTTTTTTGTAGGACACTTTAATTCAACAGTAAATTCATTACCTTTATCTTCAGCAAAAGTAAAATCAGTATAAGCAATTAAATTTGGAAATCTCTCATCATTAAAAAGTTTTGAAACTTCTAATTCTAATTTTCTTTCTGATTTAACAAAATTACCAATACCATTTAGTGCATCCACACCACATTTTGTTATTGGTCTAAGTGTAAGTCTTACATTTTGTATTTCATCCGATCTTTCTACTGACTCTCTAGTGTCTAAATATCTAGCATCATAATATTGCTCAACAAATTCAACAACATCATCAATATTGTTAGGCTTAGAGTTTAAAAAATAAGCTAAACCTTTTCCTATTGCCTCACCTCTTATCATGTGTGGTGCTATTCCATCACTATAATTAAAACCTCTTTTCATAACCCACATAGATTTCATAGTAACAAATTCTCCTATGTGTGAAGGTGACAAATGGTTAATGTTAAATCTTTTAAAAACTAATGGATCATTAAAATTTGTCATAGTTTGTTTACCCTTTTAATCACATCTTCAAATGCTTTTTCATTAACTTGATTTAGTTGATATAATATTTTTATGTGCTTACACATATCATACATATTTTCTCTACTTATTTCTCCACCTTCATCCATGTGAGCTTCTATTTGTTCTGCCCTTGACCTAATAGCTTCAACAACCTCTTTAGTGGTAAGTTGTCTTTTATTTATACTTGGTGCGTTCATTGTTTGTTCCTTATTGTTTTTATTAGAGAGATACTGACCTCCTTAGTTATAGTGTGATGTCGACCACTTAAGACGCTGGCGGTTTTATCCATGCTTCACAATACCTCTCTAAATTACCACAATGTTAGAATATCCTCTTATAGAATAACTAACATAAGTCACATAACATTAAATTTTAAAAGTTGTCAAATATATTATTGACCAATTAACAAAATAATATTAATTAATCTTAAACAAGGAGATTTAATGACAACAAAAGTTTGGAAGATGGGAATGGCAGTTGATCAATTAATAGCAGACACAGTTGATTTATCAGACAAAGAGTTTGGAAAATATGTAAGAATGTTATGTTATGCTTGGAAAAATAAGGCAAGATTAGATGCTTCAAGATTTAATTACATAGAAAGAATTGACAATATAAGTAAGAATAGTGACACAGAAATGACACAGTATTTATTAAATAGATATTTCGAATACAATCAAGAAAAACAATATTACTACAATACAGCACAAACTGAGGAGTGGGAAAGAGTACAGAAAATCTCTATTGCAAACACTAAATCTGCAAATGATAGATGGGATGCAGACGCAATGCAAACGCAATCCAAACGCAGTACCAGTTACAGTAACAGTAAGAGTAACAGTAATAGTAATATTAACAATAAAAAGTATATAAATTTATTTAATGAATTTTGGAAAAATGTTAAAAATAAGGTTAAAAAAGGACAAGCAGAAACAACATTTATTAAATTAATTAAAAACTTTGTAGAAGAAAATATGTCTCCTAAACAGTTAGCTGACCTGTATAATAAACATTGTGAAATTCAAACTGATATGAAATTTGCACAACATCCTAGTACATGGTTAAATGCTAAAGGTTATTTAGATAAACCTATGGATAAAGGTACAAAAGATGAATTTGATATTCTTCCTCGTAAAAAACCACTAGAAAATTATGTTAATTTTGTTAAAAAAGGAGTACATACTACTTTTATAGATGATACTATGGTAAAGCAAATGTTGGTAAAAGGTTTAATTACTGAAGAAGAATTTAAAAGATGGTAATAGGTGTAAATAATGGCTAAACGAGGCAGACCAAAAAAAGAACCATTTATAAGGGATATTGGCACACCAGAACTACAGGCTAAAAGGCAGGAAAATGTAGGGGAAGGTAATGATCCTCAATTATCTACATCTGTATTAGATATGCATTTGGCTAGAAAATTAATAACTTTAGAAGAACACACAGTTTGTCAAAATTATCAATTTTATCATAGATCAATGTATGGAAAACCTTTTGTTACAAGTAGTCTAGGAGCAATAGGAAGTGTTAAATCTAAAGTTGCTGATAAAGAAAGTAAGTTTGATTTATTTATTAGGCAACACTTAGACAGAATAGAAGATTTTATTGTTGAAAACGCAAGTCCAGAAACACATGGCACTTTTAGACATATTTGTATTTTTGATATTGCACCATATTATTTATTGCAAAAGGATGCAAAAGAAATACCAATGTATAAAAACTTAAAAAAATTTCTTAAAAAATTAACTAAACATATGGTTAGAGAAAAGAAAAATTAATGTTCAATATCAATTATTTCCACTATCTCAACTGAACGAGCAATAGCTTTTGTCCAATCAATTTTATTTGCTTTTTTTAATGATGTTAGTTTTATATGTATACCACTTTTTGACTTTAGGTTTATCCCTTTAGCCATTTGTTCATAGGTTGGAGAATAACCATTTTTTTTTATAAATTTTTTTATAAATATATACAATTTTGCCTGTGATTTAGTCATTTTCTAACTCATTTATAATATTGTCTGGCTCTATATACATAGCTATTATTTCTTGAACAGTAAATCCCCTGTCAATTAATCCTTTATATAAATCTATCTGCGATTTTGTTAAGTTATCTGATAATTCTTGTCCTTTATATATCATTACGCAATCTCCTATTGTTCCATTGTATAAAATCTTTATCAATCGTTTGACCTTTTACAATTTTTATCATTGTATCTATCATTGTTTCTTTTTTTGTAATTAATTTATTTAAAAAAAGTCCAGCAACACTCTTAAATCCAGATGACGAAAATGGTAATCTATATTCCATTTTTACTGACCATGTTCTTTGTCTTTCAGCACTTGATATATTTTGTGTTATTTTATTTGTTAAACAAACATAATCATATCCGTATTTATCATAAACTTTTTTATCTAAGTCTAATAATTTTTTATTTTGAAATTGAAAATCGTAATTGTATCTAGGTTCTTTATACAAATCTGACCAATCTTGCATTTCGTTTAATTGACAAACTATATCTACGTTCATATACCTAAAAATATATTCAAATAATGGTTCTCGTTCTGAAACATTATAAATTAAACCATCAAATTGACACTTTTGCCAATAATACTTTTCTTCATTTTCTAAAAAAAAAGTTGTAAAATTACTCGTTTTATCTGGTGGTGATCTATACCAGTTAGCCATCAATTTTTCCTATCCAATTTTGTGGTATTCGGTCTATGATCTTTTTTTGAAACAAACACAATGCCACAGGATTTGGTATATCTGTCACCCCTTTTTTGTAATTGTATATTTGTCTCCAAGTTAGACCAAGATATGTTGCTATCTTCATTATGTCGTTCTGTCCGAATATGTTGTCGGTTATTTTTGTGAACTCTTTTGAGGTCATTCTTTTTTTCCGTGCTACGAATTGTTCTAATTCTATCTTCTTCATTATTTATTTTCTCCTTTAAATGTTTTCCAAAATTGTAGCATCTTATACAGTAGTAAGTATAATTTGTCTTGTCTTGTGTAGGATAATGACCAATCATATTGTCTGTAAGGTACTGTAATCCACAGTACCCACAGCTCTCTTTCTTATGAGTTTTCTTCTTCATCTTCCCATTTGTTTAATTGTTCAAAAAAACTCTCTAACTTTTTTTCTTTTGATAAGTTTTTATTACCTTTTACATCATTTATCATTTTCATATATTTGTCATAAAATTCCTTATCTTCTTTAGTTTTTACTTTGTCTTTAAGATCAAATTTTTTACTCATCAATATCTCCTTGTCCAGTAGTAAACTCAACTCCATTTACTTTAACAGTTTGATACCCATGTTTTAAATTTACATTTCTGTATCTAAAACCAAAACCAAGATCAACTTTTTCATCAAATACCCAAAGATGATATTGATTTGCTGAATTAACTAAAAACTTTTCTGGTGGATAAATTTCAACTGCAAATCTATTCTCACCGTTTTTACAAATCATATTTTTAATTTGTTGAAAATCTGTCCAATTACGACAAGGTTTTTTATCATGTCTTTTAATTGATAGATAATCTAAATCCCCTTTTAATTTTGGATCAAACAAATCATGCACCTCGTTTCCAACACAATGCTGGACTTGGTAAGTGTCATTAATATATGTTTTTCCAGCAGTCACATAAGCTAATGTTTTTTTAGCTTGTTCCCAAGTAAGAGGTTTAACATCATATAATTTAGATTGTTCTTGAATAGCTTTTATTCGTTGCTTAATTGGTAAATCTCTAAGATTACTTTTAGTAGATAGTCTAAAGTTTTCCATAAAAACTCCTTGTTTGTTTAAATATATCTTTAAACTAATTTGAAATGATTGCAAGTATATAAAACTTAATTTATCTTATCTAACTCTTTTTGTTCTTTTGTTTCTAAAGTTTTTAATATTTCTAATAACTTTTCTTCTTTTTCCTTTGTAAAACAATTTACTCTGTCAAACATAGGAAAACCATTAAAACCTTTTGGTAGTTCATGTCTTGGGTTTCTATAACAATAAAAAAAAGTATGTTCTTTTTTTATGTTAGCACCTAAACCTATTGGTAAAAAAATCATTCTTAAATTATCTGCCCATCTGTTTGGGTCTTTATCATAACAATCCCAAGAGGTAAAAACACAGTTAGCCCTATAATCTAGAGCTAACTTTTTGATTTCTTTTAATTCTTCTTTACTAATTGGCATAACTTTTTTTCACTTTATCAAATTCTTTTTGAAAAAATTTATCAAATCTCATGCCATCAACTAAAGGTGATCTTTTGTTCTCAATAATTTGTTTACAAATCATGCGAACAGTTTTCATAATTTCTTCCATTAAATAAATTATGTGATCTTCTTTTTTAGCTGGTGGTACAATAAAGATATCTCTCTCTGCTGTGATACAATAATAATCTAATGCTGTTTCAAGAAATTTTATTATATCTTTGTCAGTAGGTAAAAGATTTCTCTTTTTTAAATCGTCAACCAACAACTCTATTTCACTTGTATTATTATTTTTTTTATTCATATATGTATATATGAGAATATTTGAAAAAATTTCAACAATTAAATTGCTTTTTTTTACATTTTTTTATATAAATATTAAAGAAAGGTGGTTTTATGCCAGAAAATAATAGAAAAAAAGAAAAAGCTGAATTAATTGAACAGCTTGGATATGATCCAGATCGTGATCCAATGCAAGATTATTGGGATAGTGAAAGCGATAAAATAGCTATTTCACAAGAAGAATTAGAACATGAAACATCATAAAATGACTTATTCATGGATAGTTTGGGTAGGTGGTTGTGATGATTATTATTTACATTACAAAGATGCAAAAAGAGATTATGACTACTGGATAAGTCAAGGTTATGATGATGTTATTTTGCAAAGAATAAAATAAAAAAAAGGGGGTTTCCCCCCTTTTATCCCAAACAACAAGGAAATTTATTAATAATGACTATAATAAATTAGCTTATTTATATAGATTTTCATCAAATAATCAATGTTTTAGTGGTTTGATTGGGTTTTCATCAGTAGGTATTTTAGGTAATTTTGTGAGCATTAAATCTCTTAATTTATCTTTCCACATTTCCCTATAAACCTCGTCTTTTTCGTCTATTTTATCAATCATATCGACTAAATTACTGACTCTTTTCCAATATATTATTTCGTTTCTAGTAGCCATCTGGTTCAAACTCCTCTCCATATTCAGCAACTTTTTGCCTATATTCTTTTGTATTTTTTTTAAATATAATTGGGTCATATTCTTTCTTTCTTTCCTCAACACACTCATCACAAACATAACCACAAGAAATCCCCATATTATCGTATAGGATAAAAGGTATATTATCTTTTCTACAATTAGGGCATTTATCAAGTATTCTATCGAACATCATCAAGTTCTCCTGTTGGATTATCTCCAGACATTTTTACTCGATTGTCATAATCTTTCCAACTCTCATCTAATTTTCCTTTCGTAAAAAAGTATTTTGCATTTTTATTAACGCTTTCTTTTATGGTTTTGTATTTATTAACCATATCTTCATTACAATACCAACACAAAGATATTTTGTATAAACTTTCCATTGGGTTTTCTAATTGTTTTTTTATGTAATTTATTAAAGTTTTTTCACTCTTTAAACTTTTTTCTGTGACAACACAATTAAACCACTCTTGTTCAAAATCATTATCAAAAGACGCTATCACATCTAATTTTATATTTTTTATAAACATATTTATATCCTATTGTTTAAAGTTAAAAAGGGCGTAGTTATTACGCCCCTTATGATTGTTTTATAATTCAATTTTTTCCCCTTTATCGTTGAACATTTCATTTTTTTGCGTGTAAATAACATAATGTCCATTGTCTGAATTATCTCCATCATTTTCATTTGTTCCCAAATAAATACTATGAGATAATAATTCATCAGAATAAATAGGTTTATCAAAAATATCCTTTCCTTTTTCATCTTTTTCAAAACCTGTACACTCTCTCAATTCTTCTCTACTTTTTAAATGAGAAATAAATTGAACTAGCATATTTCTTGACTCAAGGCGTGTTATTGGATCGTAATCATTTTTTTTAAGTTTGCTTTTTAACTCTCTAAACCAAGTTAAAGCAAATTTAGGAAAATAAGTTCCGCCCCAATGATGAAACAAAACGGGGGACTTGTCCCCGTCATTGTCTATAAATTGTATACTAACTCTATCACCCATTTTATACGACCATCGTAAAAATGTGAAAGAAAGCAAAAGAAATAATACAAGTAAAATAACCTGTAAAAAATACTGTCATCATTTGTTTAAAATTCATTTTTTACCCTTTCTTTTTTCTTCTTCTAAAAATATCTTATTAATTCTTTTTGTTTTTTCTTCTTCTGATAATTTACCATCAAGAAGATCATTAATAAAATTTAATTTAGATAATTTCATTTTATTAATATTATTTATATTGATACTATCTATCAATAATTTATTTATTTCGTTTTTCATAATTAAACCCTTTCTAATTATTATTAATATTCTTTTATAATATGTTTGTAATTATTTCAAATATAATTTATAAATAATTATTAATAAAAAGAAAGGTTGAAAAAATGCAACTAATGACAAAAGAAATAGAGAAAAAAGCCCTTAAATTTCCTTTTTATTCGCAAGAAGAAAAGGGTTTAAATGCTGAAATAATTGTCAAGTTCTTTGATCCTACTGGCTCTTGGACTTGGTACGCTACAGAATATGACCCAGAAAACAAAATTTTCTACGGTTATGTTTCTGGATTTGAAAATGAATACGGCACATTTTCCCTTACAGAATTAGAAAGCGTAAAAGGTCGTTTTGGTTTAGGTATTGAAAGGGATAGACATTTTGAAAATAAAAAAGTTCGTGATATTCCTCATCATCATTTACCAAGTTATTTAGAAAAAGAACTATTACAAGAGCCAGACACAGACGATATGGAATATCAGTTTAAAAGTGTTGATCAATTCAGTATGTAATAAACAAAAAAAGGGGGCATTTGCCCCCTATTTCCTTTATTTTTTCCTTATATTATGCTATAATTCGATAATAAATTAATTGTTTTCTTTTAATAATCCTAGTTGATCCATATCTAAAACCCCTTGTTTTTCGATTTGTTCGCATAGGTTCATAATCATTTTAAAAGTTTTATCGTTTACGCCATTTCTCTTGTTAGCTGGATTAATTAAAACCAAACAAGCAATATGGAAAAAACCTTTTAAGGTTGTGCCTACTCTCACAGTATCAACTCTTTTATTAGGTAAGTCATTAAATAAATCTAATTGTTTTGGTGTATTCATTTTATAACCTTTCTTATTATTCATAGTTAGTGATTTAATATAGATTTGAAATTATTACAATAGATTTAATTAAAATAATTATAGTAAATAAACAGTAAAAAGGGAGTAAAAAAGTAAAACATGAATTCCCCAGAAAACAGCCAAAAACAGCCAAAACAAAGCTTTAAAAAAAATATTAGTTTTTCCCTGTTTTTAGCCACTAATTAAACATATTACATATAGAGAGATAAAACAAATTATGAGTAGAAAAATAACCATAAAACCAGAAGAAGCATTGAATAAATATTTAGAACTTGGTCAAGGTCGCTCACTTAATAAATTAAATAAAATATTAGGTATTAATTCCCCAGCTTATGACACATTGAAAAGGTGGTGTAGCAAATATAATTGGGTTGAATTAGCCAAAGAAACCGATTTTAAAGCACGTCAGACCATGAAAGAAAAGCATAGTATAGAATTAAGTGAAAAAACATTTAATGAGATCAGCGAACTACAAGAGATTAACAAGAAACTATTAATTAAAATAAATCAAACATTGAACATAACTAACATAGATAAACCAGAACATATAAAAGCGTTAGGTGATCTAGCTTTATCTGTCAGTAAACAGGTTCAAGTCTTAACTGGTGGTGTATCAGAAAGAACGGAACTTAATAACATAGAGAGCTTAACACAAAACGAGCTAAAGGATTATATTTCTAAGTTAATGTATGATCTAGGGCTAGAAGAAAAGCCAGAGAACATAGGGCAAGGCAAGAAGCCACACTAAACCAGAGACCAAAGCCCAAGCTGGATAGGAAAAGACAGGGCAAGGCAACAATAAGTACCCCCACCCCCCCATCTGACATAATCGATATAACATCCATATAGCCAGTAAATTATATTTTAACACTATATAGCAGATACCCCCCTATTAAAATAAAGGATTGCTTGTGTTTTTTTTTAAAATATGTTATAATTCTATACTGAATTAATACGTCAAAAAAAATTAATGGAATTATGGGAAATGTGGTTGTTATTAATGGTCACAGTTAATACAGCACAAAACCTTGTAGTATTTTTTGTAGGTAGAAAATTCAAAAAAACAAAGTAATACCTACATATGCAAACAGCAGAACAAATAGATAAAATTTCTGCACTACAAAAAGCCATAAATAGGCTATCCGTTTTAGAAAAACACGATAAAGTACAAGGTTCACTTTTGGAATACGCAAAATTCCAAATGCCCGAATACCAAACACCTGCCCACATTAAATTACTAGCTCATAAACTTGAAGAAGTAGAGCGAGGTAACATTAAACGATTAGCAATATTCATGCCACCTAGACATGGCAAGAGTCAGCTAACGTCACAATTTTTTCCTGCATGGTATTTAGGTCGCAACCCTAGTAAATTTGTTATTGCAACAACCTACGCACAAGACTTAGCGGATGATTTTGGTAGGTCAGTACGCAATCAAATACAGGATGAAGACTATAATCGTATATTTAACGATTGTACCTTGTCAAAGGATAGTAGTTCTGTTAGAAGATTCCATACCACCGGTAGTGGTGTGTATTATGCAGTAGGTGCTGGCGGGGCAATTACCGGTAGGGGTGCACACTTACTCCTAATAGACGACCCAATTAAAGGTAGGGAAGATGCAGATAGTGACGCAATGCGTTCTAACTTAATCGATTGGTATAGATCAACTGCATATTCACGATTAATGCCCGGTGGTAGTATTATCCTAATACAAACCAGATGGCATGAAGACGATTTAGCAGGATGGATATTACGAGAAACAAGTCACGAACCATGGGAAGTTGTAGAACTACCTGCGGTACTAGACGAGAAAGCCTCAAAAATTTTGAAACGACCAAAGGGTCAAGCCCTTTGGCCTGAAGCCTACGATAAAAAACGATTAGAAGAGATAAAAAAAACAGCAGGATCGAGAGAGTGGAACTCTCTCTATATGCAAAGACCAAGTGCTGAAGAAGGAAACATCCTAAAAAGGTACTGGTGGAAAGAATGGACAGAAGATAACCCCCCCGAATGCAATTATATCTTGCAATCATGGGATACTGCGTATACTGTTAAGAGCACAAGTGACTACAGTGCAGTAACTACATGGGGTATATTTGAACATAATGGCATACAGAATGCTATTTTACTATCAGCTAGACGTGAGAGGTGGGAATTTCCCGAACTCAAGTCAGAAGCTATTAAATTATACAATGAATTTAGGCCAGACGTGGTGTTAATTGAAGCAAAAGCATCTGGTTGGTCGCTCATACAGGAATTACAAAGAGCAGGTATACCTATTACGCCTTTTAATCCTAAAAAAGCAGATAAAAAGACAAGAGCACACTCTGTAACGCCACTATTTGAGTCTGGAAGGGTATGGTATCCTTCATCAAAATATTGGGCAGAGGATGTTATTAACCAATGTGCACAATTTCCATCATCAAATTACGATGATTTGGTAGATTCTACGACACAAGCGTTAATGCGATTAAGACAAGGACTATTTGTAGAACATCCGCAGGACATTCCACTAGAACCTTCTGCACCTACAGGTAGTTATTGGTAATAAAAAAAATTTTTTAAAATATGGCAAGACAAAAAACATCAGAATTTGACCAAACAGTTGAAATGGATCAAGTGCAAGTAATTACACCAGATGAAGTAATAGAAGAAACTACTATTACTGTTGGTATTGATGATAACCTTGCTGATAAAATGGATGAAGACCAATTAGAGTCTTTATCTAGTGAATTAATTGATCAATATGAATCTGATAAACGTAGTCGTAGTGAATATGAAGCGACTATGAAAAAAGGTATTGATCTTTTGGGATTAAAATTAGAAGATACACACAGACCATTCCAAGGTGCGTGTTCTGCACATCATCCTTTAATGGTTGAAGCGGCAGTACAATTTCAATCCCAAGCAATTAAAGAATTATACCCAGCTAATGGGCCAGTTCGTACAAAAGTTGTAGGCTCTGTAACACCAGAGAAATCTAAACAAGCACATCGTGTTAAAAACTTTATGAACTATCAGATTACTGAAGTCATGGAAGAATTTTTTGACGATTTAGATCAAATGCTTTTCTACCTCCCGATTGTAGGTTCATGCTTTAAGAAGATTTATTACGATGAATCCTTAAAGAGACCTATAGCACGATTTATCCCTGTCGAAGATTTTATCATTTCGTATGATACACCCGATCTTCGTTCTTCTGGAAGATACACTCATGTTATTCGTTTAACAGAAAACGAATTACGAAAAAGAATTGTATCTGGTTTTTATAAAGAGATGGATATGATGGGTGATGCATCTCCAGAAACAGGGGATATCGAAGATAAGATACAAGAAGTACAAGGCGTAACAAGAGACGCTTCTTCTAAAGATAAAATTTATACATTACTAGAAATGCACGTTGATCTTGACCTTGAAGGTTTTGAAGATGAAAACAATGTAGCACTTCCTTATATTGTAACTATTTGTAAAGATACATCTGAAGTTTTAAGCATTCGTGCTAACTACTATGAAGATGATGAAGAGAAAAAAAGAATACAACATTTTGTACATTACAAGTTTATTCCCGGATTTGGTTTTTATGGACTTGGATATGTACACTTATTAGGTAATTTACAAAAATCGGCAACGACAATATTACGATCTTTAATTGATGCTGGTCAATTCTCTAATCTTCCTGCTGGATTTAAAGCAAGAGGAATGAGAGTAGAAGGTGGTGATACACCTATAGGCTTTGGTGAATTTAGAGATGTTGAAGGTTATGGTGATGATATAAAAAAATCGGTTATACCATTACCATTTAAAGAACCGTCTCAAGTGTTAACACAATTACTTGGTGCAATGACGGATGAGGGTAGACGACTAGCCGCTATTACTGATATGCAAGTTGGTGATGGCAACACCCAAGCTCCAGTAGGGACAACGATAGCGTTGTTGGAGCAAGGTACAAAGGTAATGTCGTCTATTCATAAAAGATTACACAATACACAAAAAGAAGAATTAAAAGTTTTATCGAGAATCAATGCAGACTACTTGCCGGATTATTACCCTTACGATGTTGAGGGTATAAGCCGATTTGTATTTAAAAAGGATTTTGATGGCAGGGTAGATGTTTTCCCTGTCTCTGATCCTAATATTTTCTCCACAGCACAAAGAGTTATACTTGCACAAACTCAATTACAAATGGCACAATCTGCACCGCAAATACATGATTTGCGTGAAGCATACAAAAGAATGTATGAAGCTCTCAATATAGAAAACATAGATGATTTAATTATGCCAGAGATGGGTGAGAAACCATTAGACCCAGCTACGGAAAATTATTCTATGTTACAAGGAAGACCTGTTAAAGCATATGGTTGGCAAGAGCACGAAGCACACATTGCTGTACACACAGCATTTGTTAGTGATCCTTCTAATTTGCCACAATCATCTAATCCTGCATTAGGTCAACAGATGGCAAATCAATTAATGCAACTTGTAACTTCACATATTGCAGAACATAAAGCACATCTGTATAGACAAATGATAGAAATGGAAAGTCAACAAGAATTACCTACTCCTCCCGATTACAATAAAGAAAATCCAGCTAAAGATGATAAATATGAATCACTTGATCCAGATACAGAAAATCAAGTATCTATTGCACAGGCTAATGTTGCAAATACTATTGCACAAAGAAATCAAGCATTAATTCAAGCACAACAAAATCAACAAGCAATGCAAGACCCTAGAGTACAATTAATGCAACAAGATTTACAATTACGTCAACAAGAAGCACAACAAGAAGCACAAGATGATATGATGCGTAATGATTTAAAAAACAAAGAATTGGAAATGAAAAACCAATTAGAAATGCAAAAATTAGAATTAGAAGTAGAAAAACTTCGTTTACAAAAAGAAATGAATGATATGAAAATGGCAACAGAAATGAATCAAAAAGCTCAAGAAAGAAAATCTCAAGAAAAAAGAGAAGCAGGTCGTATTCGCTCTAATGAAAGAATAGTATCATCTAAAGGAGAAAAAAAATAATGGGAAATAATAGTAAATTTATTAACAAAGAAACTGGAACAGTAGACATAGATGCTATAAGTAAAGAACGTAATGAACAAATTAAAAAAGCTCTTAAAGCAACAACTAATCAAGAAATAGCAGATAGTGTAAGTAGAACTTACGCAATAGAATTTGATCAAGAAAATCCTATTGAACTTAAAGAAAAACCTAAAAAACCTAGAAAAACAATTATACCCGGAAAAGGTGGTAAAGGTAATTATGCAATGGGTGGTATAGTTAAAATGTCTAATGGTGGGCCAGTTCCATCAAAATATAAAGGTTTTTCTAAACTACCAGAACCAGTACAAGAAAAAATTGATCCATCACTAGCTACAAAATATAACGCTGGTGGTATGGTTAAAAAAAATAAATCAAAAAATAATTATAGAGGTCAATACGATATACAAAAACAAAAGGTAAAATTTAAAGGCGTATATTAGTGATTAAAGGAGATAAAGATTTAAAAATATTAGATCAAATAGAAATGATTGAAGATTTAATGGGTGGCACAGATAACTCATTTAAAAAATCTTATTATGCAGATAGAATAGTAGATTTAAAAAAAAAACTTGTAGAAATTTATGGAAAATCAAAAGGTGGTATGATTAGAAAAAAAAAATCTAATACTACAAAGAAAAAAACTAGAACTGGTATTAAAGTTAGAGGAACAAAGTTTAAAGGTATATTTTAGTGGATACACCAAAATTTATTTATCACCTTCGTAAAAAAATAGAAAAAGAAAAAGATTTAATTGCTACTGCTCTTGTTGATGGAAGAGTATCAAAAGAAGATTACGATAAAAGCATAGGCAAAGCAAACGGTTTTACTACAGTGTTAGATATCCTCACGGAAATGTCAAAAAATATGGAGGATATAAATGATAACTGAATTTTCTCTTGAAGAAAAAAAATTAAAAGATAATGAACACCCTGTTGCTGTAGGTCACAGAATATTAGTTAAAGTAATGGATGTGGCAGAAAAAACAAGTAAAGGAATATACTTGCCGGGAAAAGCTGTAGATGATCATCGCTCTGTAGCTTCAATAGGTAAGATTGTTCAAATGGGTGAAGACGCTTATCACAGAGATGATATGTCTAAACCTTGGGCAAAAATAAATGATTACGTCATGTTTGGAAAATATGCAGGACATCGTTTTAAATATGGTGATGCAGAATTACGAATAATGAATGATGATGAGATTTTGGGAATAGTTCCAAATATTAAGAAAGTTACCTAATAACTTTCTCGTTTTAACAACGCAAATAAGGAGAAAATCGCTATGCAAGTAGTGCATGAACAAGTTGGTTTGGATAATAAAAAATCTAAACCTTTGAAGGTTGTTGATGATGGTCAACAGGAAAAACTAGAGCCGTTTAGGTTAGAAAATGAAGTAAAAAGTCCTAGTGAGACTAATCAACAGCCTTCCGACCAAGAAGAAGAGGTCGCACAGGAAGAAGAAATTGAATCTGAAGAAGTAGAATCTGAAGTTGAATTACAAGAAGATACTGAGGAAGAAGATATTTCGGACAAAAAACCAAAAAAGAAAAAAAAGAATTATCAAGATCGTATAAACGAACTTGTTAAAAGAGCTAACGAGGCTGAAAGAGATCGTAATAAATTACATTCTTATAATCAAGAATTGGTTTCAAAAATTCAAACAATGAAACCAGATTATCAAAAGACTCAACAAGACCTTATAGATTCTAAAAAGAAAAATTTAGAAGAAGGTTTAAAATTAGCTCGTGAGTCTCATAAAGCGGCTTATGAATCTGGTGACTCTGATAAATTATTAGATTTAACAGAAAAAATTGCTGATATTAAGTATGATATGAAATCACTTAATAGTGAGGCTATTAAAAAAGTTACGACATCTGATAGCGATGTGGAAAAATTAACTACAAGTGCAACGAACACAAGTTCTAGTCAAGTTGATCCCAAAGCTCTAAGATGGGCACAATCGAACCCTTGGTTTGGTAAAGATGTTGCTATGACCGGAGCGGCATACAGCATTGATGCTCAATTAAAAAACGAAGGTTACGACCCATCTTCAGAAGAATATTATGCTGAAGTTGATCGCAGGGTAAAGGAATCCTTTCCTCATAAATTTGAAGAAGAAAAACCTAGACAAGTAGTAGCTGGTGTAAGACGAGGTACTAAAAACACGACTAATAAAGTTCGTTTATCTGAAAGCCAACTCGCAATGGCTCAGAGATTAGGAGTGCCACCTGAAGAATATGCGAAGTTTGTAGGGAGTAATTAATATGACAAAATCTACACAAACGACTCGTTCTAATGTTTCTCGTAAACATACTGAACGCAAAGTAACTTATACGCCTCCTAACGATCTGGATGCACCCAAACCTCACTCTGATGATATGAAATACAGATGGATAAGGGTACAAACTGTTGGAGAGGATGATACACGAAACATATCTAGACGAAGAAGAGAAGGATATGAATTTGTGCGTAAAGAAGAGCATCCAGATTCAGAATTACCTGTACACGAAGGAGGTAAGTTTGCCGGAGTGATAGGAAGTGGAGATTTGGTTTTAGCAAAAATTCCAAAGGACTTCGTAGATGCAAGAAATACTTGGACTACTGATAGAACAAAAAGACAGCAACGTGCTGTTGATGAGAATATGATGAGAGAACAACATCCTTCCATGCCCATATCACAAAACAAAGATACTTCTGTATCAACTGGGAATAAGCCCAAATTTGATAATTAATAGTGTACAGATAGCAATGGAGAAATAACAAATGGCTAATTTAGATGCACCAGCAGGTGCAAGACCATATCGACATTTAAGTGGCGGTCTTATTAGAGCTAGCGAATACAAAATTGCAAGCGGTACTTCATCTAATATATTTACTGGTGACATAGTAAAGTTACTAGGAACAGGATATATTGATGTAGCGGATGCAACTGACACACCAGTTCTTGGTGTATTTGCAGGTGTAAAATATACAGCTTCAGATGGAGAAGTGGTTTACAAAAAATATTTTCCAACTGGTACAACAACACTAGCAAGTGCTGATGTAACAGCTTATGTGTATGACGACCCAATGATTACTTTTAGAATCCAATCAGCAGGTTCAGCAGATTTTGCCGACATTGGTAATTTAGCTGATCATGTTGCAGGAACAGGAAGTACAACAACTGGACAATCTGCACACGAGATTAGTGGAACAACAGGTACAGGTACGGCAACTTTTCGTATCCTAAGACTCATTGACGATCCAGATAATTCAGCAGGAACAAATGGTGAATTTGAAGTAGTGATCTATGAGCATCAACTTAACGAGCACGTCTCTGGCGGAAGTGCTTCAACCGCACCGGGAGTATAATTATGGCTGTTATATCACGATCACAACTAGCAAAAGAGCTAGAACCGGGACTTCACGCCTTATTTGGATTGGAGTACTCACGTTGGGAAAAAGAACACGAAGAGATATTCGCATCTGAAACTTCTAACAGAGCTTTTGAAGAAGAAGTTTTATTAACAGGTTTTAAAGGTGCGTCAGTTAAAGCAGAGGGATCATCAGTCGGTTACGACTCTTCTTCTGAACTTTGGACTGCTAGGTATACTCACGAAACTATCGCATTGGCATTCGCAATTACTGAAGAAGCAGTTGAGGATAACCTTTACGATACACTTTCAAAGAGATATACTGCGGCTCTTGCACGTTCTATGGCATATACTAAACAAGTTAAAGGAGCTAACGTATTAAATAATGCGTTTAGTTCAAGTTTTCCGGGTGGGGATGCAAAAGCGTTGATTACAACGGATCACCCTTCACTTGAAGCTGGAGACTTGGCTAACGAGCCAACAACTGCAACTGATCTATCTGAAACTTCACTAGAAAACGCAATGATTTCTATTGGTGGTTTCGTTGATGATAGAAACATACCAGTTGCTGTACAAGCTCGTAAGTTAGTAATACCAAAAGACTTAGCGTTTACTGCTCAAAGAATTTTGAAAAGTGACCTAAGAGTTGGTTCGGCTGACAATGATACTAATGCATTAAAAAGCATGAATATGCTACCAGAAGGATATGTGGTTAACCACTATCTAACTGATACTGATGCATTCTTTATCTTAACAGACTTGAGAGAATCTGGTCTAAAAATGTTCCAAAGAAGACCTTTAAAAACTTCTATGGAGCCAGACTTCGAAACAGGAAATATGCGTTTCAAAGCATCTGAAAGATATTCTTTTGGATTCTCAGACTGGAGATGTATCTTCGGTTCACCGGGAGCGTAATAAAGTACAAATGAGAGGGGGTTTATCCCCCTCTTATCTTATTTCTAGGATTAATTAATTATACCAACTGCCCTAGCAGACAATCGTAGAAGAGATGGTATAAGTTTAACTACGGAGAATTATTATGGCTAATACAACTTTTAGCGGCCCTATTCGATCTGAAAATGGGATGAAGCTAGTTAGCAAAAACACTACATCTGGTCTAGTATCAGACAGAACTCTTGGTACTCCTATACAGGATGCTAGAAGAGTTTATTTTAACGAATGGTTTTTACAAAGACCGGGTCTTAATGCAAACATTGACCAAGTATCAACAGTAGAAGTACAACGTGCTTTAAATAGAAACTGGGAAGCACTTGGAACTAACATGACTACTGCGTTATGTACATTTGCTTCAACTTCTGGTGGAGTTTTAGCAACAACAGCAGGTGCAGATCAAGACCAAGCAATTTTAACACCTCACTTAGATACTGCGGCAACAGCATGGGCAGGAACTAAATGGGGAACAGAAAATGAAACTCATTTTGAAACATCAATTATGCTACCAGCAATTGATAACCAAAAAGTTTGGGCAGGATTAAAACTAACTAATGATCAATTAGTTGCAACTGATGCTAACCAAGTATTTTTTAAATTTCAAACTGATGCTACTAACTCAGAAGCATTTACTGATTTTACTAAATGGCATTTTGTTCACAGTATTGGTGGTACTGACTACATAAGTCAATTACCTATTACTGTTGCGGCAAACACGCCTTATCATTTAAAAATTACAATTGATTCAGATAGAAAAGCATCAATTTTTGTAAATGGTATACAGTATAATGTAACATCTACTTCTGGTTCAACTGGTGGTACAGCAGTAACAACTGGTACTACTAAATCTGCGGCTTTAACTAACGATATTGATTTAATTCCATACGTTGGTATTGAAGCAGGTGCGGCGGCGGCTGAAGCAGTTAACTGTCACTATGTTTGCTGTAGTAGAAACGTATACGAATAATCATAATGGCTAGGGTATAAAACCCCTAGCCTTTTTTTTAAAGGATAATATTATGCTTATTTGTGAAAGATTAGCTTTTTTACTTTTAATAGTAAGAAATGAAATAGACAAAATTTTTTTAGGAGGTAAAAAATGGCAGATGCAGTAACGTCACAAATCATCAATGATAATGTAGGTGCTAAAAATATTTTAGTAAAACTTACTAATATATCTGATGGTAGTGGAGAGAGTGCAGTGGCAAAAGTAGACGTTTCTGCTTTAGAGGCAAGTCATGATGGAACAGCTTGTTCTAGAGTTGCAATTCAAGAAATTTATTACGATATTTTTGGAATGAGAGTTGATTTATTATGGAATGCATCAACTAATGTTGTTTGTAAGGTACTAGGTGCTAATGGAGCATTGTCTTCTCAAGGCCATATAGATGTAAAAGAGTTTGGTGGAATTTTAAACAATGCTGGTTCTGGTATTAATGGTGATTTATTATTAACAACTACAGGACACACTGATGGAGACCACTACACAATTATTTTAAAATTAAGTAAAACATATTAGGATAAAATATGCCAACAACATCTGGAACAACTTCTTTTGCATTGCAAGTTGATGAAATTATTGAAGAAGCATTATTGCGTATTGGTGGTGAACCACAGATAGGTAAAGAAGTGCAAAGTGCTAGAAGATCAATGAATCTTATTTTTAGAGATTGGATTAATAGAGGTACTTTGTTATGGGCAACAGATGAAGTAAAACAAACTTTAGCAAATGGAACAACAAGTTACACTTTAGATTCTGCTACAGTTGATATTTTAGAAGCTGTTTTACAAACTGCTACATCTAGTGAAGAAATAGATATGAATATTACTAGAATTAGTAGAGAAGATTATTTAGAAATACCTAATAAAAATTCAAAAGGTAAACCATCTCAATATTTTATTGACAGATTGCGATCTGCACCTGTTGTATATTTATATCCAACACCAGATGATGCGTATATTTTTAAATATAGAAGAAGTAAAAAATTAGAAGATATTGATGCATCATATCAAGATGTTGATGTACCAGATAGATTCTATCCTTGTTTAATTAGTGGGTTATCATATTATATGAGTTTAAAAAGACCACAAATAGACCCTCAAAGAAGACAAGAATTAAAATTATTATATGAAGAGGAATTTGATAGGGCAATAACGGAAGAACGAGAAAAAGTCGATTTAAAAATTATGCCACAACTATCTTATGTTTAATTATGTCTTATGCAAAAGGTAAATATGCTAAAGCGATATCTGATAGAAGTGGTTTAGCATTTCCCTATAATGAAATGCGTAAGGAATGGAATGGTTCTTTTGTTCACACTTCTGAATTTGAGACTAAACATCCTCAATTAGACCCAAAAAATAAAGGAGCAGATGCACAAGCATTAAAAAATGCTCGTGTACCAGTAAAATTAGAACCTTCTGATCAAATAGAAAATGGAAGTTTAAATTCTTTACAAAAAACTTTAGGTCATACAGCTAAAACATTTGCTTCAACTTTTACAAGTGATTCAGCAAGTCCTTTAGTTACATCATTGACATTAACTGTAAGTTTAGGTAATGAATCTATAAGTGTCAGCTAAAGCAAATATATTTTTAGGAACACCATGTTATGGTGGTTGGTTAAGTGAAGATTACTTTCATAGTATTCTTGATTTACAAAATTTTTGTCGTCAAGAAGAAATAGCTTTACGAATACAAACTTTAGGACAAGAGTCTTTAATAACAAGAGCAAGAAATACTATTGTTGCTAATTTTTTAGATAACAAAGATGCTACACATTTATTGTTTATAGATGCAGATATAGGTTTTGAAGCTAGTTCTATAAAAAGATATTTAGATTTTGATCAAGAAGTAATTTGTGCACCATATCCTATGAAAATGATAAGTTGGGAACTTATACCACAACTTGTTAAAGAAAATAAAGATTACAAAAATTTATGTCATCCTTATGTATTAAATTTTGCTGATAAAGATAACATAAATGTAGAAAAAGGTTTTGCTGAAGTATTAGATGCGGCAACAGGATTTATGTTGATTAAAAGATCATGCATAGAAAAAATGGTAAAAAAATATCCAGATTTATACTATGTAACAGATCAAATAATTAATGGAAAAGAATACGATTCAAAAAATACATATTTGTTTTTTGATACAATGAAAGATGAAAATGGAAGATACTTATCAGAAGATTATGCTTTCTCAAGAAGATGGCAAAAAATTGGAGGTAAAATCTGGGCAGACGTTGGTTCAAACCTCATCCATTACGGTTCATACAAATACTCTGGAAAACTCTGGAAACACTTTAACTTTAAAAGAGAAGAATAAAGACGTTGTAGTTCCTGTAAAAGGATTATCATTTAAAATAGGAAAAAATTAAATGGCAGATGCAATAGCTAAACCAGTTAAAATGCCAATTATTAAAAATCCTGTAAAAGGATATATTAGAAATATGTCAGCAGAAGAAGTTAAAAAGTACGAAGAAAGAGAAGAACGTCTTAAAAAAGAAGGTAAGAAATAATGGCAGATGATGCAACAGTAACACTAACAGCAACTATATTACCAGATGAAATAGCTAAAACTATTTCTGGTAGTATGACAATCAGTCCTGCTGATGCTAATGACAAGTGGTATTATAAACTTACAAGTGTTTCTAATGCAAGTACAGATTTAATTGCAGGATATTTTACAGACTATACTGCTGTAGATGATGATACAGCACCAACTGCTGTTGCTACAGGAGATAAAGTTAATTTTTTATTTATTAAAAATACTGATTCTTCTAATGATGTTTATATTGTTTTAGATGCAGGAACAGCTTCTACTTCTGTAACTGATGGAATTAAAATAAAGGCAGGTCATTCTTGGTTTGCAAATTTACCAAATACAACTGTTGCTGATATACACGCAATATCGTCATCATCTACTGTGACGTGTGTAGTAGCGGCATTACTAGATGATGTAGGATAATATATGGCAACAATGACATATGCAAGTTTAACGCAAGATATTAAAGATTGGATGGAAAATGATGGAACAGAATTTTCTAATGAAACAGATAATTTTATTTCTTTAGCAGAACAACGTATATCAAGAGATATTGAACCTTATGCTTTTCACGAATCAGCAACATCATCATTTAATACAAGTGATAGATTTGTAAGCAAACCAATTGATGCTAAAGTTATTTTTCATTTTATTTGGTTAACTTCAAGTGGTAAAAGAATTTTTTTAGAACAACGAACTGATGAATTTATTTATGATTATTGGCCTACTTCTAGCACAACAGGTTCTCCTAAATATTGGGCAAATTATAGTGATACTGCTATATTAGTAGCACCAACGCCAGATTCATCTTACACAATAGAAATGACTTACGCTAGGAGACTAGCAGAACTTTCAAGTTCAAATACAACCAACTGGTTAACACAAAACGCACAAGACCTTCTCCTTTACGCTTGTTTGATGGAGGCTTGTACATTTAGTAAAAACAGAGAAGATTTAGCAATTTATACGCAACGCTATCAATCTGCTGTTGAATCACTAAATAATCAAACAAGACGAAGAAGAAGGAATGATTATGAATTTCCTTCTAATATTGCAGGTGAAAATCAATTAAAAGAAATGACAACATAAATATAAGGAGAAAATAGAATGGCAATAACACAAGTATTAACAGATACATTTAAACAAGATTGTTTAGATGGAGCACATAACTTAGGAACAAGTGGTGACACTTTAAAGATAGCATTATACACATCAAGTGCATCTTTAGGTGCAACGACATCAGCATACACAACTTCTAATGAAGTAAGTGGAACGGGATACACGGCAGGAGGTGCAACACTTTCAAGTCAAGCTGTTTCCTATGACTCTTCAAATAATGTTGCGTTTTTTGATGCGGCTGACCCAAGTTTTACATCTGCAACTATTACAGCTAGAGGAGCTTTAATTTATAATAATAGTAAATCAAATGCATCTATTGCAGTATTAGATTTTGGTTCTGATTTTTCATCTTCAAATGGAACTTTTCAAGTACAGTTTCCAAGTGCGGCACATAATACAGCGTTAATTAGGATTAGTTAATGGCTTCGGGTACTGCCGGATATAACGCAGGTGCGTATGGAGACAATGGTTGGGATGATGGTGCTGTATTTGCAGAAACAGGTATAGCGGCAACTCTTGCACTTGGTACTGAAGAGGCTTCTGGTAGTGCAACTATTAACCAAGTAGGTTATGATAATTTAAGATTAAGTGTTTCTGATTTATCAGAAAATGTAACAGGAACAGCATCTGTAAATACAATAACGGGTATTTCTAGTACAAGTACAATAGGAACAGCAAAATTATGGTCTTTAGTAAATACTACGTCTGGAGGAACAGAAACATGGACAACAGGAATAGCAAATTAAATGAGTAATTATACACAATTAGGTTTTGTAAAACAAACCGATGGAGAAAATACAGGAACATGGGGTGACGTACTTAACGAAAACCTTATTGATCTGTTAGATGATGCAATTGGTGGATATGTAGAAGTTAGTGTTGCCTCTGGTAACGTAACTTTAGCTTTTGCTGATGGAACAGCAGATAATAATGGAAGACACGCAGTAATTAAATTTACTGGTTCTCCCGGCACAACAAGAACAGTTACCTTTCCAGATAAACAAATAAATTATTTTATTGTTAATGGATCAGATAGTTCAGTAATTTGTACTTCTGGTGATGGCACAGCTACTGTTACTATTCCAACTGGAATGAAAGATGTTATCTACATAGATGGCAGTGATGAAGTTTACAGTATGTTTGGAACTCCGCACTTAACATCTTCTGGTAATTTTACTGTAGATGCAACAACAGACATTATTCTAGATGCTGATGGTGGAGATATATTTTTTAAAGACGCAGGTACTACTTTTGGTAGTGCAACAAATACCTCTGGAAATTTAATAATTAAATCTGGAACAACTACTGCTTTAACTTTTAGTGGAGCAAACGTAACAGCCGCAGGAAATTTAACAGTAGATGGTAACTTAGATGTTACTGGAACTTTAGACCTAAGTGATTCAAACTTTACTAATGTTGGTTCTTTACAATTAGACTCAATTGCAGGAGATGGAGATACTGATACATCAATAACTTTTTCTGGTTCAAATGTAATTACAGTAAAAGCCAACAATGAAAACCAAGTTACATTTACTGATGGTGCTATTCTTCCTTCTACAGACGATAATATAGATTTAGGAAGTTCATCTGCACAATTTAAAGATGCATACATAGATGGTACACTAGAAGCTGATGCTATAACTATAGCAGGAGTTTCATTAGCAGAAACTATTTCTGATACTGTTGGAGCTATGGTAAGTTCCAATACAGAAACAGGAATTACTGTAACATACCAAGATGGCGATAATACTTTAGACTTTGCTCTTGGTGCGGCACAAACAACAATTACATCTTTACTTGCAACTGACATTAAAATTGGTGAAGATGATGAAACAAAAATAGATTTTGAAACTGCTAATACAATTAACTTTTATGCAGGAAATGAAAAACAATTAATACTTACAGATGGTGCTTTAACACCGGGTGCTGATAATATTTTAGACCTTGGTAGTAGTGGTGTTGAATTTAAAGATGGATATTTTGATGGTACTGTAACAGCAGATGCTTTTGCAGGGCCTTTAACTGGTAATGTAACTGGTAATGTATCTGGAACTGCGGCTACAGTAACTACTGCGGCTCAATCCAATATCACTTCTTTAGGAACACTAACTACACTTACTGTTGATAATGTAATTGTTAACGGAACAACAATTGGTCATACTGATGACACAGATTTAATTACTTTAGCAGATGGTGTTGCAACTGTTGCAGGAGAAATATCTGTAACTACCTTAGACATAGGTGGTACAAATGTAGCGGCAACTGCCGCAGAATTAAATATTATGGATGGTAATACATCTGCAACATCTACTACTTTAGCAGATGCAGATAGATTAGTAACAAATGATAATGGAACGATGGTGCAGGTAGCACTGTCTGATGTAAAAACATACTTAACAAGTGCAGGATTTTCAAGTGAAGACCCAACTGCTCTTGCAATTGCATTAGGATAATAGGAGGATAAATGGCTAATACTTTTAAAGTAGTAACTAAGGCAGGTGTAACCAGTGCTGATGTTATCTATACAGTAGCAGGTTCTACAACAACTGTAGTTCTTGGTGTTATGGTAGGTAATACAACAACTGGTCAAATCACTGCTACAGTTAGTTTAGGTTCAGATACCTCTAACAGAGCAGGAGCAAACAACGAAGCAAACCAAACAGTTGAACTCGTTACTAATGCACCGGTTCCTGTTGGCGGAACACTTGAACTACTAAGCGGAAATAAAGTAGTAATGGAAACAACAGATACACTGTCACTGACAGCATCTGGTGCGGCTGACATTGCTTTGTCAATAATGGAGATAACGTAAAATGGCTTTTATAGGTACACCGATTGATACCAGAAATACTTTTCAATCTCTTCAAGGTAAGAGGTTTAATGGTGATGGAAGTACAACTGCATTTACTTTAGATGTAGCACCTTCATCAACTTTAGACATTGAAGTATTTGTTGGTAACGTAAGACAAGATCCTAACTCAGCATACACTTTATCTGGAACAACACTGACGTTTACTGGTGCTCCTCCTAGCGGCACAAACAATATTTATGTTGTTCATCAAGCAAAGAGTGTGGGCACAATAGGTATACCAGATGATACTATTTCTGCTAGAACATTAGTTACATTAGATAATTCTAATGACCATGTATTAATAGAAGATGCTACTGATGGTGAATTAAAGAAAGCATTAATACCTGCGGCTTCGTTTGCAGGAATAGATGACCAAACATCATCTAATGATGACCAACTTACTATTACAGACACAGCAGTTGTTATTAATGAAGATTCTGATGATGTAGATTTTAGAGTAGAATCTAATGGTAACGCTAATATGCTTCATGTTGATGGAGGTAATGATGGTGTTGCTATAGGAACAACTGGTGGAGCACATACATTACAAGTTTATGATACTACAGATTTTGTTTCTGGCGATAGTAATGTTGCCAACACAGCACCTCTTAATGTTAGAAGTGCCGCAAGTACAGGTGGTATTGGTGCTATAAGTATTGGTGGAAATGACAATGTGGCTTTATATAATCATGGTGCAAATGTTCTTGGACTACAAGCATATACTCGTATTCTTTTTATGTGTAGTGCGACTAATGATGATAAGATTGGTACTAAATCTGAAAGGATGCGTATTGCTAGTGATGGAGAAGTTTCTATTAACGATGGAGCTATTGGCATAGGAAGCACTACAGCTTTAAAAATTAAAGGTGGTAATGGTGCTCCTACTTGTATTCTACAACATGGTGCTACAAGTGGAGAAGAAGCAGTTCTTCATTTTAAAGATGGCGATGCAACACTATGTGGGTCAGTAACTGTTCATACTACAAATCATACAACGGCTTACAACACCTCTTCAGACTATAGATTAAAAGAAAATGTTGATTATAGTTGGGATGCAACAACAAGATTAAAACAACTCAAGCCTGCTAGATTTAATTGGAAATCAAATCCTAGTGGCGATAAAGTAGATGGTTTTCTTGCTCATGAGGTATCTAGTGTAGTGCCAGAAGCTATTTATGGAGAAAAAGATGCTATGGTTCCAGAAGTTTTATACACTGCTAATGATGAATTACCGGAAGGTAAAAATATTGGAGATGTTAAAGAAGCAACTAAAATAAATGCACAAGGAATTGACCAAAGTAAATTAGTTCCATTATTAGTTAAAACTATTTTAGAACTTGAAGCTAGAATAACAACATTAGAGGAGTAACACATGAGTAAAACAACAATACCCGCAGGAGGAATAGCTGATGATGCAGTATCAGAAGAACATCTAGACGCTACTGCTATAACGGCTACAACAGCATTAGCGGCACAACCTGCTTCTGATGATGAAGTGTTAATATCTGATGCAGGAACTTTAAAAAGATTAGATATAAAACATATATCAAATACACCTGCTTTTATGGCTACTTTATCTAGCGACCAAACATTAAGTGATAACACTGAAACTAAATTAGCATTTGCAACAGAAGTTCTTGATAGTGATTCAAAGTATGACCACTCTACAAATTATAGATTTACTCCTACAATAGCGGGTCGTTATTTAGTGTGTTTGACAGTTTTTTTAGATTCTAATAATGCAGGCTCTTTAGTTAATGCGGGTTGTATATTATATAAAAATGGTTCTGGTATACATTATGCTTATCACAGTGACCATGACTCAACAGGAAGATATGCGTCTCCCTCTCTACAAGCAATAGTAACTTTAGATAGCGATGATTATATTGAAGCGTATGGAATTTGTGATGTAGATGGTTCTGGGACAGCAAAAGCAGAGGGTGCAACAAATACTATGTTTTCTGCTCTTAGGTTAACAGGTTTGGAGTCGTAAATGTTATCAACTAAAATAAAATTATATTTAGAATCAAAAGGTAAAGTTTGGAGAGATGAGATAAACAACAAATCATTTTTATTACAAAATGATGGTTCTGGTGATTACATAAAAACATGGAATGTTTCTGGTGTAACAAAACCAACCGACAGTCAATTAAATGTTTTTGATTCAGATAAAGAAGAAAAAAATCAAGTAGTACGAAATACTCGTAAAGTCGCTTATGGCGATATTGGTGAACAGCTCGATGAGATATATAAGGATATTGACGCTTGGAAAGCTCGCATCAAAAAAATTAAAGATGACAATCCAAAGGAGTAAAACATGGCACTAAGTAAAGTAGACGTAGCAAATATGATAACAGGAACTGTAGGCACATCTAATGGAGGCTTTGCAGTGGGTAGTATTACAGGCACGACAGCTTTAGCAGCACAGCCCGCAAGTGATGATGAAATAATAATATCAGATGCAGGCACATTAAAGAGAATAGACATAAAACACATACAAAATACTCCTGCATTTTCTGCTTACAAAGATAGTGCAGACCAAAGTTTATCTGGTGGTGGGGATGTTAAAGTACAATATGAAACAGAAATTTTTGATTCAGATGGTTGTTATGACAAAGATACAAATTATCGTTTTACACCGGGTGTAGCGGGAAAATATTTTATTTTTGCTAGTGCTTATGTTGATACAAATGCGGGTGCAGGTACACTTACTATTGCGGGATTAAAAATTAAAAAAAATGGCACAACAGCCTCTAAACAAAGAACAAATTTAGATAATAATAATGGTAGGACAATGACCCAACAAATTTCATGTATTTTAGATTTGGATGCTGATGATTATGTAGAAGCATTTGCTCACGCAGAAACATCAACTGGTGCAGGTCAAGTAAGACGAGAGAATATTGAAGGTAGTAACTTTATAGGATTTAGAATAGCAGGATTATAAAATGGCACATTTAAGATATAAAATTGAAGCATACCTTGGAAGAAAAGTAAGTTTACAAGATGACGTTGAAATTGAAAAGGATGAGAAAGGAGTTGAAACTATTAATGAGTGGTATACTTCTGATAAACCTAAACCTACAGATGCACAACTAAACGCATTATCTTCTCAAGCAACAACTTTAGAAAATACCGCAACCATAGATGCGAAAAGACAAACAGAATACTTACCCTTCGAGGATCAACTGGAAATGATTTATAAAGACCAAAAGAATGGCACAACAATTTATAAAGACCATTGCGATAAAGTTCGTAGTGACAATCCAAAGGAATAAAACATGGCATACATAGGAAAATCAATAGAGAGTGGCACATTTAGTGTCTTAGATACGAGTGGCAACACCTATAATGGGTCTAACACCACATTTAGTTTAGGCACACAAGTTGGTTCACCGGCACAGCTTCTAGTATCACATGATGGTGTTATTCAAAAACCCGGCACGGATTATACTTTAGCTACGGGTGGTACACAAATAACTTTTAGTACAGCCCCTGCAAGTGGTGCTTCTATATTTATTGTAGAAATATCTGGTGCAGTAGGTGGGCCATTAGACTCAGACTTAAATGGTACAGAACTAATTTTAGATGCTGATGGTGACACAAGCCTTCACGCAAGTACAGATGACCAGATAGATGTTAAAATAGCAGGTGCAGATGATTTTAAATTCTCAGCAAATGCAATGAATGTTTTATCTGGTTCAACTTTAACAATAGATTCTGGTGCAACTATTACGAATAGTGGAACTGCAAACGGATTTGGTACAGACCCAGATGGTGCTCAAGTATTTAATGAAAGTAGTGCTGATGTTGACTTTAGAGTAGAGTCTAATGGTAATACACATATGTTTTTTATTGATGGTGGTAATAATAGAGTAGGCATGGTCACAACTCCAGATTTAGGAACAGGTCTTCATATTAGGACTGCCGATAGTGGTGCATCAGTAAGTGGCGATGCAGATGAATTAGTTTTAGAAAATAGTGCAAACGCAGGATTAAGTATTTTAAGTGCTACAAATGGTATAGGAAGAATTGCATTTGGAGATAGTGGAGATAATGCGGCAGGTGTAATTGATTATAACCATAGTGATAATATGTTAAAACTTAGCACTGCTGGCGGTGACAGATTTAGACTTTTTTCAGATGGAGACATTAATCTTGGTACTGGTGGTGCATCTGCTAATTTTACAAATGAAGCAAGTTTAGCAGTTCGTAGAGCAGATGGACAAAATGCAATAGTAGGACATTTTAATTCACTAAGCACAAACTATGATTCAACAGTTATGAATTTTATGTGTTCAAGAGATACAAGTAATAATAGTTTTTCTTTAATACAAGGTCGTAATGGTGGTGGAATGGTATTCCAAGTTAAAGACTCTGGTAATGTTGCTAATACAAATAATAACTATGGCTCAATTTCAGATAGCAGAGTTAAACAAGATATTGATGATGCTAGTTCTCAATGGGATGATATTAAAGCATTAAAGATTAGAAAATATAAATTAAAAAAATATGTAAATAGAGATGGTGCAGAAAACACTCCTTATCATCTTGGAGTTATAGCTCAAGAACTAGAAGCATCTAATATGAATGGTTTAGTTGAAGAAAATAAACCAGAAAAAGAAGATGTTGCTTTACATTCAGATTTTGGAAGTATTGATAGTGAAGATAATTTTACAGCAGGACAAAAGAAAAAAGAAGTAAAGTATTCTATACTCTACATGAAAGCAATTAAAGCATTACAAGAAGCTATGGCAAAAATAGAATCTCTTGAAGCAAGAGTAACTACGCTTGAGGGATAATGCCACTAGGACACGGATCAATATGATGAAAGATAATTTACTATTAGCATTTTTATTAACTTTTATACTTTGTATAAGTGTACCAGTATATGGAGATTCAACAAATGATGACAATGACCAAACAAATACTTCTGGCAGTAATACGCAAATTACAGGTGGCTATACAGCAACAACGACTAATAATAACGATGGGCAAACAAATACCACAACCACGACAAACACGACATCAAACTCGACCACTTCAAATGGGAGTTCCATACCTGTAAACTCAGCTAATGCTCCATCTTTCTCAAGTATGAGTCAAGATGTATGTAGCATGGGTGTAAGTGGAAGTATTAGTACACTAGGTGTAGGTGCTTCAATGGGAAAACATGTCAGAGATTTAAATTGTGAACGCATAAAGCTATCAAAGGTACTATATGACTACGGTATGAAAGTTGCGGCTGTGTCAATTTTGTGTCAAGATCCTCGTGTTCATTCTGCTATGGAATCAGCAGGTTCTCCTTGTCCGTGGAACGGTAAAATAGGAAAAAACGCACAAGAAATGTGGGATAAATACCCAGAACTTAGACCAGACTATGAAGAGTTTTTAGCAAAATCAGAAGCTATAGCTAAAATAGATCAAAGAATATTAAAAGAAGAAGCTAAAGAATTAGCTAGATTAGAAGCAGAAAGATTAGAAAAAGAAAAAGCAGAAAAACAACGATTAGAAGAAGAAGCAAAAAAAGAAGAAGAAAGACTTAAAAAGATAGAAGAAAACAAAAAAATTGTAATAAAACCTTCTATACAAGTACATGATTGAAATAGTAGTAATGGCATACGCAATTAGTATTGCAGGTGGATTAATTATTATAGCATTAGATATATAATGATAAGGTATTTAATTGCTTTACTATTGTTTAGTTTTAGTATTAATGCAGAAACAATAAATACAGGAAACATACTTACAAATTCTACTTTTGGAACAGGCAACACTACAACTACAACTGGTTGGTCAACAAGTGGTGACGATGGTATTCATACTCATGGTGCTTGGAATGGATTTCCATATCAAACAGGTATGGATGATACTGGTGGTGTATTAGCATTTGAAGGACACGAAGAGGATAATGTATATCAAGATGTAGATTTAGTTGGTGATGGTCATTTAACACAACCAGAAATAAACCAAGGCTTTACCTCAACTATGTCGGCAGATGTATGGTTTTGGAACAGTATTGAAAACACATTTACCCTTAAACAAACTGTTACTTCTTCTGATGGCTCAGTATCTACACAAGTTAGAGAAATAAATGACCATCATCCTAATAGGTCAATGAATGGGGGTACATTTACAAATTATACAAATGTTTATACTCAAGGCTCAAATACACAAACAGATTTTACAATTAGAGCAGAAGTATATAATGAAACGGCAGGTACAACTTATGATGGCTCTCATCGTGGGCCAGATGTAGATAATGTTTCACTAAATATAGGTTATCAATATATACCACCTATTAATGAAGAAACGCAAGATGTTATAGATGATATTGACCAAGATATTATTGATATAGTAGAAGATTTACCAGAAGATTTTGATTGGAATAATGATGAGTATGTTTGGGAAGATGAATATACTTGGGAAGAAGAAGAGTACACTTGGGAAGATGAGTATTCTTTTGAAGATGAATATGTCATTATAGATGAAGGTTTTAACGATGATTTTTATTTCGAGGAGGAATTAGAAACAATAGATTTTGACATGGATGTGTTTGAAGAACCACCAATGTTTGAAGATTTTAACACAGAAGATATGCCTTCAATGGAAGAAGTATTTTTTGAAGAAGAGTTTATGGAAGAACCTCCAATGATGACGGAGGAATTATTTACAGAGGAGTTTGAGGAGGAGTTTACAAGTTTTATAGAAGAAACTGGAATGGAAGAAGAATTTGAACAGTTTCTAGAAGAAGAAGGCATAACAGCCGAAGAGTTTTTTGAAGAGATAACTGAGGAGGAGTTCAATGACGAACTTACTGAGGAATCTTTTGATGAGTTTGAAGAACCAATGGAAGAAGTCGCAACGAAGGAAGAAAGCGTACCAGAGGTTATTGAAGATAAAGAAGAGGCAATGGAAGAGCCTAGTAAAACAGAATCTATAGAAGAAGAAAAACAAGTAGCAAGTAATGAATCAAATAATAAAACACAAAAAGAATCTGAAGAAAAGGAATCCGATAGCAAAGGAACTGAGGAATCTGAAGTATCAACAGAAGAAAGTGGAGAGCAAGAAGATATACAATCGGAAGACAGAAAATTGGACACCGAAGACAGGATTGTTACAGATGTTGCAAATGTAGAAAAAAAATTAAAACAAAATTTAAAGAAAGTAGCAAAACAAATAGCTAAAATAACAAAAGAAACAAATAAAAACTTATCGAAAGAGGATATATTTTTTAATAACAATACTTTAAACGCCTATCTCAAAACTGATTTTTATAAATCAAAAGATATTTATACAAATACTAATCTAGATTTTTTTAATCAAATAGATTTAGGCGTTTATTCAAAAGATATTTACACAACTGTAAGTCTTAATAGTTATGTAAATAATGATCCTGTAGAAATACATAAACAAAATTTACAAAAAATTAACACAAAGAAAAGACAATTATTAGCTGAGTTGGAGGCATTAAAACAATGAGTAACATGGTAACTAAATTAAGTTCAGTAGCGGCACTTTTAGGGGTAGTAGGAGCTATTGGAGCAGGATTTGTACAATACGGTAAAGTAATGGCAAAAATAGACGAATTAGATAATCGTAAAGCTGTTATTAATGAAACTGTTGATTTATCTAATGTTAACAATTCTATTAGTGATATTAATGTAAAACTAAAAGAATTAGAAACAACAATTATTAATATGGATAATGATGTATTAGATAATTTAAGAAATGACATTGCAGGTAATAGCAATGATTTTAAAGCTCTTTCTCAAGATATAATTAAAGATATAAAGGTTATTCAATCTGTATTAGCAGAAACAGCATCTAATGATGATATAGATGATCTAGATAAAAAATTACGCAAACCTTTAAAAGAATTAGAAGAATATGCTTGGGAATTAGAAGAGGATATAGAAGAACTTAGCAAGGATGTAGCTATTGTTAAAAAAGAAAATGAATTACAAAATGTTTTAATTGAAGAAGTTAAAACATTAAATAGTAATCCTTTAGGGGGATAAATGATAAAGGTTTGGTTTATGTTAGTATTATTTTCTATGCCAAATGCACCTTCAGTTAAATATAATGGATTTATATATGCAAATGAAGAAGATTGTGAAATAGCAAAATATGAAATGCATGAAGCATACAATAACAAATCTACAGAATATAAATTAGCAACAAATATGAGTGCATATTGTGTAGAATTTGAAAGTTTTCCTATACAAGGATTAATGAATAAAATAGATTTAGGAGTATAAATGGCATCAACATTTACAACACGATTACGATTAGAAAAACAAGCTACAGGTGAAAATGCAAACACTTGGGGTGATAAAACAAATGTTAATTTTGATTTAATAGATGAAGCTATTTATGGATATTCTTCTAAAAGTGTAGCTGGTTCAAGTAATGTAACTTTAACTAATAGTAATGCAACAGCAGATGAAACAAGACAAAAAGTATTAGAATTTACTGGAACATTAACTGGAAATATAAATGTATTACTTCCAACTGTTGAATCTAATTATATTGTATTTAATAATACAGCAGGTAGTTATTCTTTAACTGTAGCAACTACAGGAAATACAGGAACAGGAACAGCAGTTACTCAAGGTTCTCATGCTTTAATGTACAGTAATGGTACTTTTGTTAAAGATGTATTTGCAACTGGTATAAATAATCTTGTTTGTAAAGGAACATTAAGTGTTGCAGGTGCTGTAGAATTAGATGGTGGTAATGTAACAATAAATGAAAGCTCTGCTAGTGTAGACTTTAGAGTAGAATCAAATGGTAATGCTCATGCATTATTTGTTGATGGATCAGCAGATAAGGTAGGTATATTAAACGCTAGTCCTTCAGTAGCATTAGATGTTACTGGTGCTGTAACTGCTTCTTCAACAATTACAGGTAATTTATTTAGTGGTAGTGGGGAAGATATAAAAGATACAGTTCCAACTGGTGGAATTATTATGGCAGGATTTGCAACTGAGCCAACTAAATCAGATGATTCAACAAAAAGATATTTATTGTGTAATGCACAGGCTGTAAGTCGTTCAACATATTCCGATTTATTTTCAGCTATTAGTACAACTTATGGAGTTGGAGATGGTTCAAGCACATTTAATTTACCAGACTTACAAGGCAGAACTGCAATAGGTTCTGGTTCTGGTTCTGGTTTATCATCAAGAAGTTTAGGTGCAACAGGTGGTTTTGAAACTACACAAAGTGGTAGTAATTTAGGTTCTGGTAGTGATTTTAGTAATGCATTAATGCAACCATTTAGTGTCGTTAACTTCTTTATTGCTACAGGTAAATAATGCCAATAACAAAAATACAATTTGAACCGGGAATTGATAAACAGAATACTGACATATCATCTAAAGGTAAATGGACTGACGGAGATAAAATAAGATTTAGATATGGCTATCCAGAAAAAATAGGTGGTTGGGAAAAAATATCTACAACTACATTTATAGGAGTTGCTAGAGCACAATTAGCTTGGAACTCTTTAGATGGCACAGCTTACGATGCTTTAGGAACAAATAAAAAATTATATATTTATAACGAAGGTGTTTTCTTTGATGCTACACCTACAAGATTAGATGCAGACATTACATCTTGTTTTACGACTTCTAATGGTTCTTCTATATTTACAGTAACACATAGTAGTCATGGAGCAAATGAAGGTGACTATGTAACTATATCAGCAACAAGTGCAACAATAGGAGGAGTGGGTGCATCTACAGTAAATGGAGAATATGAAATTCAATCAGTACCTACCCTTAATACTTATACTATTGATGTTGGCACTAACGCCTCTTCTGCTGTATCAACTACGGGTAATTGCACAGTACAATATGAAATTCAAGCAGGTAGGGACAGAGCTTTATCTGGATACGGGTGGGGAACAGGAACATGGAACTCAGCACAGACTTGGGATTCTCCCAACACATCAAGCTCAGTAATTATAGCTTTAAGAAACTGGGCGATAGACAACTGGGGTGAAGATATATTAGCTCTAGATGTTGATGGTAAATTATTTATTTGGAATACATCTGATGGTGTTTTAACTGAAAGTAATACTGCCACACAAGTTAGCAATGCACCAACTAAATCTAAATTTATGTTAGTATCAAATCCAGATAGACACGTTATTTGTTTTGGAACAGAAACAACCATAGGTTCTAGTACAACACAAGACCCAATGTTTATTCGTTGGTCATCACAAGATAACGAAACAGATTGGACACCTACTGCAACTAATACATCTGGTTCACAACGTATAGTTGGTGGTAGTGAAATAGTAACTGCAATAAGAACAAGAGGACAATTATTAATTTTAACGGATACATCTGCTCATGGTATGTCTTTTATTGGAGCACCATTTGTTTTTGGATTTCAACAGCTAGGTTCTAACTGTGGAGCTATAAGTCCACATAGTGCAATTGATGTTGGTGGTGTATCGTATTGGATGAGCAGTGAGTCATTTTTTGTATTTGATGGTACTGTAAGAAAATTACCTTGCACTGTTGAAGATTTTGTATTTGATAATATTGATACAACACAATATGAACAAGTGTGGGCGGGTTCAAACTCAGCTTATGGTGAAATAATGTGGTTTTATTGTTCAACTGCATCTAACCAAGTTGATAGATATGTTATATTTAACTATCAAGAAAACTTGTGGTATACTGGAAGTTTAGATAGAAGTACATGGATCGATTCTGGTACTTATCCTTTACCTTATGCTACCGAGTATGATGGTGAAAATTCACTTCTTTATATTCACGAAAGTGGTAAAAATGATGATGGTTCTACTATGACATCATTTGTAGAAAGTGGTGATTTTGATATTGGAGATGGAGATGATATGATGTTTGTAACAAAATTAATACCAGATTTTAAAGACCAAGTTGGTAATGTAAATATTAGTTTAAAATCAAGATATTATCCTAGTGATACACAAACAACTAAAGGGCCATTTTATTATTCTACATCAACGCAAAGAATAAATCCTAGAACAAGAGGGAGACAAGTTTCTGTTCGTGTAGAAAGTGATGGATACAATGGCGTTAATAATGATGATTTAAATGAAGATTGGCGTTTGGGTACGTTAAGATTTGAAGTTCAACCAGATGGAAAAAGATAATATGAAAAAAAAATTAAAAAAAATAGCTAAAGAATTAGCTGGTGCTTCTTCAATGCATAAGAAACAATCAAAGGTTATTAAAAAAATAATTAAAAAAAGGAAAAAATAAAATGACTGTAAAAAAAGGTTTTCATAAAACTAAAAGTGGTAAAGTAGCTAAAAAAGGTTTATATTACAACATAAATCAACAAAAGAAAAAAGGCAAAAGTAAATCAAAAAAGAAATCTACTATTTCGCCTAAAGCATATGCAAATATGAAAAAAGGTTTTCCTAAAAAGTGAGAAAAGAACACAAAAGTAAAACTGGCGGATTAACAGAAGCTGGTAGAAAATACTTTAAAAAAAAAGAAGGTGCTAATCTTAAAAAACCTGTTGCTAAAGGAACAAATCCAAGAAGAGTTTCTTTTGCCGCAAGGTTTGCAGGAATGAAAGGCCCAATGAAAGATTCTAAAGGTCGCCCAACTCGTAAGGCTTTAGCACTTAAAAAATGGGGTTTTGGTTCAGTAGAAGCGGCTCGTAATTTTGCAAATAGAAATAAAAAGAAAAAATGAGTAAAATAACAAATGTAAGATTACCATCTCCATCGCAGGAATATAATGTACAACAACAAAACGAATTAGTTCGTGCAATAGAAACAATTGTATTAACTCTTAATACAAGTTATACTGCTGAAGAAAATAAAGTTGTTATGGAACGATTTAATTTCTTTTTGGGGGATTAATGTCAATTAATACATATACAAATGCAAAAGTTATATTAAGAGGTAATACTACTATTTATACTGCTCCATCAGCAGGAACATCCATAGTAAAATCTATACGAGTTTCAAACATAGAAGAGTCTAACGACAGAGATATAACTCTTACAGTTACAGATAGCTCTTCTGTAGTTTATTATTTAGAAATAAATAGAACTATACAAAAAGGTAGTTCACAAGAATTATTAGCAACTGGTAATATGTTAACAGATTCAGCAGATTCATCAATTGCATCAACAAATCCGATAATATTAAAATCATCGGAAATATTAAAAGCAACAACTACAGGTAGTGATATACATCTTGTAGCATCAATATTGGAGATGACATAATGAAATTCCCTAAAACTAATAAACAAATAAAAAAGAAAAAAAAACCTACTGGTATTAAGGGTATTAAATTAGAAACTGATATAAATAAACTTTTAAATATATTGCAAAAAAAATTTGGAAAATCAAAAGGTGGTATTGTAAGTATATTACAACTTGCCGCAGGTGGTTTTCCTAAAAAAACTGGTATGATTAATGGGCCGGGAACAGGAACTTCAGATGATATTCCTGCTATGTTAAGTAATGGTGAGTTTGTCTTTACAGCAAAAGCTGTAAAAAATGCTGGTGGTGCTAAACCTATGTATGATATGATGAATAATTTAGAAAAAGGCAATAAATTAACTTAGTGTTAGAAATAAAACAACCTAAAAAAGAAAATTTACAAGATTTATTACTTTTATTGTTAGAGTTTGGGAAAGAATATAAAGATATATATCCTAAAGCTGATGTAATTAAAGTTGGTCAAGTTATAGAGCAACATTTTAATAATGGCTTTATTAGTAATGCATATGTTAACAAAAAATTAATTGGTAGCATAGGAGCTTTGAAAACTGAATGGTGGTTTTCAAAAGAACAATTTGTGGCAGAAACATGGTTTTATGTTTTACCGCAACATCGTAGTTATAAATTAGCTAAATTTCTTATTAAAGAATTAAAGAAATACGCTAATGGAATGACAATTCAGTTGCCAACAAGCACTGGAGACAACAATGATAAATTATATAGAAAATTTGAATTTAAAAAAATGGGAAGTATTTGGAGGTATAAGTAATGTGTTTTGGAAGTAATATAGTAGAAACAACTACTAAACAAGAATTGCCAGAATGGTTAGAAACTGCGGCAAAAAATTTAGTTGGACAAACAGAAGCTGTAACTGGGCCACAAGTTCCTTATGTTCCTTATGGAGGGCAAAGACTTGCACCTTTAACTACAGAACAACAAATGGCAAGGCAACAAGCTGTAGAACAATCACAGGCTTATAGACCAGATTTAGCAATGGCTAGAGGTCTTGGCGGTGTTGGTTCAGCACCTATTTCTGGACAAGATATAGAAAGATACCGAAGCCCTTATATTGATCAAGTTATGACTAAAACACTTGATGAATTACAAAGAAGAAGCGATATACAAGGTCAAAAACTATCTGATGCGGCAGTAAGGTCTGGTGCATATGGTGGTTCACGATTTGGTGTACAACAAGCAGAACAACAACGTAATTTACAAGATGTTCAAGCACGAACTGCGGCACAATTACAAGAACAAGCATATCGTAATGCTATGTCTATGGCACAAAATGAAAGAGCTAGACAACTACAAGGTGCTGGTACATTTGGTGCAATTGGTGGACAAGAAATGAAATTAGGTCAAGCAGGTATGGCAGGTTTACAACAAGCTGGGCAATTAGGACAACAACAATTACAAAGAGGAATGGATATTACTTATGGTGATTTCCAAAGACAACAACAGTTTCCATATGAACAAATTCGTTTTGGTGCTGGTATACTTGGTGGCGTTCCTTCTCCTATGACAACTTACCAACAACAACCAACAGCTAGTGGTGCACAACAAATTGCTGGATTAGGTTTAGCTGGTGTTGGAGCATATAATGCAGGTTTTTTTAGTGATGCACAATTAAAAGAAAATCTTAAATTAATAGGTACATCTCCTTCTAATATAAATATTTATTCTTTTAATTACAAAGGTAATAAAGATAAATATCAAGGTGTTATAGCACAAGAAGTTCCTTGGGCATCTATAAAACATGATAATGGATATCTTCTAGTTGATTATTCTAAACTAGATGTAGACTTTAAAAAACTTAATTAACGAGAAAATATATGATTACATCAACATCAACAGCATTAGAAGATTTTGAATTTTTAGATAGTCTTTCAGATCAAAGTTTTGATATACAAAACGCACAAATTCCTAATTTACTAGAAAAATATGGAACTATTGATAATTTTAAAGAGGCTTATAGAAAAGCAAAAAAAGAAACTAAAACAATTAATAGTAATTTACCCGAAACAGAAATGCTTCAAGAAGCACAAACAGGAGATGCTTCATTAGGTGAAAGAATAGCTCAAGAACAAGGTATAAGTGTACCAGAAGGAACTAAATCTGGATCAAAAATTACAGAACAAGTTGTTCCATCTAAAATGTATACAGAACAAGAAATACCAATAGAAATTTTTGGTGTTAATACTGGAGAAACATATACTATAGACCCAAGAAAAAATAAAACTTTAATTGAAAAAGGTTTAGAAGGTTTAGATAATAAATTAAAATATAACTATTCTGATCCAGAAATTAATATGCGTAAAAGCGAAACAGGTGATGCAAAATTAGGTGAAATGGATGATTTTGAGGCATATAAAAAAGGAATGATAACAAATAAAGGTGATTTACGAGCAGGTGATCAAATTAAATCTGGCATTTATGATGCACAAATAATGAAAGATTATAGTGATAGAGTTAAAGCAATGGGAATGAAAACTGCTGGTGATATAGATTTAATTAATTACCAAGATGATAGATTTGATAAAAATAAAGGATTACAAGTAATAGGTTCTAATCAAGATGAACTTTTTAAAAGAGAAGAAATAGTTAAAAAAGCAGAGATGATGAATCCGGGTGATCCTAATGCAGGTGAAAAAGCCTTAAATGAATATTTAATAACACAACAAACAAAACTTGATACATTAGATAAAAAAGATAAAGTTGAAAAATTTCCTACTTTACAAAATCCAACAAATATAAATGAATTAGAAGATGGAACAATTCAAGTAGGAGCTTTACCTGCTGTACCTTTAAAAGAAGATATTAAAAAGAAAGTAATTGAAGAAGCTGAAGGTTCAGAATTAGTAGATAAAGGTGGATTAGCAGATTTGAAAAAAGCTACTAAAGGTAAAGGTTGGGAACTTTTAATGCATATGGGTATAGGTATAGCAACTGAAGATAATGTAGCAAAAGGAATAAAAGCTGGATTAAAAAATGCTATGGAATTTGAAAAAGCCTTTGGTGATAAAGCATCTGATTTCCAAATAGTTGAACTTGGTGATGGTAGATTAGTTAGAGTTAATAAATCAACTGGTGAAGTAATAGATACAGGTGAAAAAGGTAAAGGTTCAGAAGATACTTCCGCTATAAAAACATTAAAGTTTAAAGCTGAACAATTAAATATACCTGTAGAAGATTTAATAAGATTTGATTTAACATCTGGTGATAAAAGTTATGAAGAAAATTTACAAAGCGTAGCTCTTAAAATTCAAAGTAATTCATTAACTCCTTTAACAGTTGAACAATCAATAGAACAAGCAAAAGAATTAATAGATTTAGTTAAAAAAAGTAGCACTAAAGAATTAGAATCATTATTACAATAATATAAAGGATTAAAATGCCAACACCTTTAGAACTTGCTCGTGAAGATAATAGAAATTTTTTACTATATAGTGATGAAGATTTAATAAACGAGTTATACAGTCAATATCAAGATAGATATCCAGATAAAAGATTATTTACTGAATTTCTTACCACAGATACAAATGCATTTGACACATCTAGACTTACAGGAACGTCTGTACAACCCTCCCCCGAAACAATAGAAGAAGAACCTAAAGAAGAAAAACCATTTGGTTTAACTACTCTTCCAGAATTTGGTGCAGATTTAATTACATCTGCAATACCTGCTGGTACAATACAAGCTGTAGGTTCTGGTCTTAAATATGGTGCTGGTCTTGAAAAAATGCCAGATTATTTTTCTGGTGATTTACAGGAAGTAACTGCACAATATAGAGCCGCTCTTAGTATATTAAATGAAAAAGATCAATATAGTCCAGAAATTGTTGATAGAGCAGAACAAATAGTTGACACATATAGAAATCAATATTCTGCTAAAGAGTCAGAGTTTTTTAAAGCTGGTGAAGAATTACAACAATTTGCACAAGAAACATTTCCGCAAGATCAACGATGGAAAGATAATAAATTAGCAGATACAATATACAAAGGTTTTGAAGGTATTGGTAGCACTATTCCTATTATAGGTGCTTCAGTTGTTGGTGCTCCATTTGGTGTTGGAACTGTAGCTGGTCTTGGAACTGCAATAGCAATGGAAGGTGGCGAATCTGTAGATCGTGTATATGCTTTTGATGGTGACACTGATGAAACTGATGTTGTTATGGCAACTATACTTGGTGTTGCTCCGGGTTCTGCTGATTATTTACCTGTTCAAATATTATTAAATCGTTTTAATAAAGTTGTTCCGGGAGTAAAAAGTAGAATTGCTAATATACTTAAACAATCAGTTACTCAAGGTGTATGGGAAGGTGGAACAGAAGAATTTCAAAATGTTTTACAAAATTTAATAGAACAAACATACAATAAAGAAAGAGAAACATTTGATTATGCAGGTGAACAATTTGGGCCGGGATTTGTAGCTGGTCTTGTATTTGGTGGCATAAGTGGTGGTGTACAAAGAAAAGAAAAACTAGAAGATAAAGTAGATGAAAAAACTATTTTAGAAGATGATGGTTCTGAAACTATTGAGGGTGATACAGAAAAAGCAACTCAAGAAGCAACTGAAGTTGGAACACCAGATGAAGTAGCACCAGATAGTTCTCCAGATGGATATCCTCCTGTTGGTTCTAATAACATTGTATTAACTAAATCTGGTGAACCTATAGGAAAAGGTCGTGTTGTAGAATATCCTGTTGTTCTTAATGATGATGGGTCTACAAGTAAAAACATAAGAGTTGAACTAGATGATGGTGGTATTGTTGAAGAACCTTTAGATAGAGATTTAAAAATAGATTGGTTAGATAAACCAGAAACTAAAACTAAAGTTGATGCATATGAAGAAATGCAACAAAAAAATCTTGAAGAAGGTAAACCACAATTTCAATCAAGAGATGATATAGAAGAAAGTGTTGTAGAAGAAGAAGTTGTAGATAAAACAGATAAAAGTGCATTAGACATACAAAAAGAAATTACAGATTTAACTTTACAAAAAACAAGTTTAGACAATCCTTTTTTTTCAGAAGAACAAAAAGAAATTAATAAACCAAAAATAGAAAAATTAGATACACAAATAGAATCTTTACAAAAACAATTACCTAAAGATGATCTTATTAGAGATGAGCAAGGCGAAATTAAAACTGGTTTAGAAGAAGGATTAGAAGAACTTACAAAAAAAAGAGAACAATTTGAAAAAGGTAAGCCAACACCTACACCTAAAATTAAAGTAGATTCTATTACAGGTGACAATGGTTGGAATAGACAAATGGGTAAAGCCATTGCAAGTGACAATGAAACTCTTAAAGATGAACTAACACAATTACCATTAGATAATTTATTATCTCAAGAAAATAATTTATCTGCATTAAAAGTTACATCTAGATATATAGAACAAGGCAAATTAGAAAACAAAACAGTACAAAAAAACTTTGATGCTATTAATAAAAGAATAGCTGAATTAGAAGGTAGACCAGTAGAACAACCTACTCCTGTAGTAAAAGAAACTCCTGTAGTAGAAGAGACTACACCAGAAGCTGTTGCACCTGTTGTTGAGGAAAAACCTTTAACTACGGCTGAAAAAATATTTGCTGAACCTACTACTACACCTGTTGAGCCTGTTAAAAAAGAAGAAGAAAAAAATGTTTTAACAGAAGATGAAATGGCTGGTTTTCTATCTACATTAGAAGATACTGATGCAGTTACAAAAGAAACACCTGTAGTAGAAGATAAAGTAACTCAAAGAGAACAAGCTGTACAAAAAAAAGAAGACGATATAACTTATGGTCAAGGTATATTTAAATTATATGATCCTAGATCACCATTAACAAAACTAAATCAATATTATAATGCTATAGATGCATATAGAAGAGAAATTATAGATCCATCCGTAGCAGGTAAAAAATATTTACAAGATGTAGAAAGTGCATATGCACAAAGAGTTAATGAACTTACAAATACTAATAGATTAGATAGATTATATTTAGTAAATCAAACTAATCCTAGTAATCCAAATGATTTTCAAATTTTAATAAATGAAATAAATAAAGCAACTTTAGACATTAAAGAAGAAGCAACTGGTAAATTAATTAGAAAAAAAACCAAAGAAATTAAGGTAAAACCAATAAAAGATGCAATTAAGTATATTAAAAATAAAAACTATGATAAAAAACCACCAGAGACTCCTCCCCTACCGGAGTTCGCAGAACAAAAGGAGGAAGTGAGTGAGCGAGACACTGAAACAATTACCGACATTACTGACGTTGAAAGAGGCGAAAGCGTTCTGGGCAGTAGAGAGCAACCCGATACTGACGTTAGTGGGTCATCAGAACGAGTTACAACTGGGGTACGAGGAGTACCTACATCTGTTAGCAAACCGACTCCAGATACTAGCGGAGAACGAGGAAGACCTAGAAGAGAGGATGAATCTGTTGATCCCATCGAGGGACAGGATGTTCAATCTAGAAACGAAGTTGAAGGAAGGATCGTTGGGGACAACATTACTGGAAATGTGTCTGGACAGTTGGGAGATACTGTCACAGGAATTGAATCAAGTTCAGTTCCCGATACAACTGAAACCCAACAAGAATTACGAGACAACGCTCAACGAAAGCACGATAATGTCGTGGCTGAACGAAGCCTCGCCAGTGACATCGGAAAGATAGAAGGATTAAATAATAACGATAAACAAATTATTAAAGATGTTTTTACATATGATTATGACATTTTTGAAGAAGTATATTTAGATTATGATGCTACTACTTTACAAGGATTTAAAAAAACTAAAATACCAAGCTATTTACAAAATGATATTGAGGAAACTCTTATTGATACAATGGAAGATCAACAAGAGTTATTACAACAAATATATGACACAACAAAAAATAAATATCCAGAGTTATCACCTAACATAAATAGATATCATCAAGAAAAACTTGAAGAAGATTTTGATGATTTTGCTAGTAGTTTAAATGATTTAAAATCTAGAATAACACCTCCAGAGGATGCAGGAGCTTCTGCTACTCCAGATTCTGGTGTAGGACAAGTAGAATATGGAGCAGAAATATTTGGTGTTCCTACTATAAAACCTACAAAAGAATCATATGATAAAGTAAAACCTCAATTATTAAAAAGATTAGATCAACATAGTAAAGCTGGATTGCCTTTTCAAAGTGCAATGAAATCATTAATTAATGATATTGACAGATCATTTATTGATACTTCTTTAACACCAGAACAAAAAAACGAAGCTAGAAGTAATAGTGAACAATGGAAAACATCTATGGGTGCATTTGTTCGTTTTGCTACAGATATACAATCTGAATATAAAAATGTTCAAGGTGAAAGAAATACATTATTTCAAACTAAATATAATCCTAAAGTAAAAGGTAATTCTTTAGACACTCATATGCCAATAGAGTTATTAGCATCTTCTGGTAAAGGATTGCGTAACTTAGATGTTCGTGTTGGTGACATTAAACAATATGTTGCTGATAATTTAGATATGAGTTTAGATGAAGTAAATGATAAATTTGGTTCAGAACAAATAGAAGCATTAGGTTTAGCTATTGATCAATTAAAAGCAAACAAAGGATTTGTTTTAGGTGATCAAACAGGAATAGGTAAAGGTAGAGTTGTAGCCGCACTTATGCGATATGCAAAGAAAAATGCTCAACACGTTGTTTTTGTTACACATAAATCTGGTTTATATACTGATATGATTCGTGATATGAAAGATATTGGCGAAGATGTATCTAATATGAAAATATTACCTACTGACAATAATCATACTGTAGATTTAAGTTCTCTTAATGAAGAAGGTTTTAAAACTGAAACAAGAGAAAAACATGAGGCTTTATTAAATAAGTTATCTAGTGATCAAGGTATGTTAGAAAATAATTATGATTATATTTTTACAACTTATTATCAATTAAATAGAGATTCAAAAGCAGATGAACAAGGTTTTAAAACTCCTATTAATAAAGCTAGACATAATTTTATAGAATCAATTGCACCAAATGCTATATTTATTTTAGATGAAAGTCACAACGCTGGTGGTAGTTCTAATAGAAAAGTAAAAGCTGACAAAATAAATACTCGTGCTACTTTTATTAGACACGCTTTAAATAATTCTAGAGGTGCAGTATTTTCTTCTGCAACATGGGCTAAAAATCCTGTTGTTATGGATTTGTATATGAATACAGATATACAAGAATCTATACCAGATTCTGATCAATTTGTTGATGTTATGCAAACAAGAGGTATTCCTTTACAACAAATTGTAACTAATATGTTAGCACAAACAGGTCAATATAGACGTGTTGAAAGAAGTTTTGATGGTGTAGAGTATAGTGTTTACAATGATGGAAAAGGTGTTGTACACGATAAAGAATTAGCAAAACAAATTTCTGATTTATTTTTAGACATACATTTAATTGATATGCAATTATCTGACATAGCTAAAAAAATTGCATCTTCTGATCCAGATTTTGCATCTGCACAAGCAAAAACAGGTTTACAAGGTAGAGTTGTTCCTAGTGATTTTAAATCACAAATGTACAATATTTCTACAATGTTAATGACAAGTTTTAAAGTAAACGATGCTGTTAATTATGCAAACAATGAAGTAAAAAACAATCAAAGAAAAGTTGTTATTACAGTTTCACGAACAGGTGAAAATTTACTTCGTCAAATAATGGCAGATAAAAGTTTAAAAGCTGGTGATAGAATTACACTTACTTATAATGATTTATTATTAAAGTATCTAGATCGTGCTTTAGAATATTCTATGTCTGTTAAAGTACCAAAAGCAGATGTTCCTATTTATACTGCAAGAAAAAAATTAACTAATGAAGAAGTTAATGAATTTGGTGAAGGTAATTTAGTAGAACAAATTGAAGAATTAAAAGGTAGAATAAGAGATACTGATTTTGGTAATTTAACTTTAAATCCAGTAGATAATATTATTAACAATTTACGAAATTCTAATATTAAAGTAGGAGAAATTACAGGTAGACAATACGCTATAGATTCAAAGGGTATTATAACACCAAGAGGTGACTCCTCTATTAAAAAAAGAAGAAGAATAGATAGTTTTCAAAATGGTGACTTAGATGTATTAGTTATAAATCAAAGTGCATCTACTGGTTACTCTATGCATTCTGATCAAAGAGCTAAAGATAAAAAACAAAGACACATGATTGTCTTAGAAGCTGAACCAGAAATTAATACTTACCTACAAATGTTAGGTCGTATATTTAGAACAGGACAAGTAAGTCTTCCTAAGTATACTATAATGACAACTGATCATCCAGCAGAACAAAGACTATCTTCTATGTTAGCAAAAAAAATGGCATCATTAAATGCTACTGTTACTGGTGGTCAAGACTCAGTTTACACTACATCGGACTCTTTAGATTTCTTTAATACTTTAGGAGATAATGTTACAAAAGAATTTTTAGAATCTCATGCAGAAATTAGAGATGTATTAGATATAGATTTAACAGGAAAAATAGATGGTATTGCTAATAAAGTTTCTAGTAGTTTATTAATATTTGATCCAGCATTAGCTACTGAATATTATGATTTTGTTGCAAAAAGATATGTAGAGTTAAAAGAAGAAGAAACAGCATTTGGAACTAACACATTAGATATGGCTAATCTAACTAAAGCAGATGCAATATCTATTGGTGAAGTAGATATGATACAAGATGGTTCAACAACTGGAACTATATTTCAACAACCAGTTTACATGGAACAAGTATCTATTAATAAAAAAACTAAACCTTTAACACCTTTACAATTACAAAAAGAATTAAGAACTACTTTAGATTTAACTACAGAAAATGTAGAATTAAATACAAAAAATGTTCAAGAAAAAGTTGATGAATATAATGAAAAACAATTAAATCAAGCTGTTGAAATATATGATACTGCTATAGAAAAAATTCGTCAAGACACAACAAAAAAACCAGCACAAATACAATCACAAGTTAAAAAATTACAAGATGTTAAAAATCAAATAACAAGAAATATAAAAAGTTTTCCTGTAGGAACACAAGTAAGGATTTCTTTAAACACAGGAAAAGATAACGCTATAGTTGAACATGGTATTATTCTTGATAGAAAACATGAAGGAACATCTACAGCTACAAATACTGGTAGTTTTAAAATTAAAATAGCTTTAGCACAAGGTGATGCACAAAAAATTACATTAGGTTTATCAAGATTTATTGATAACCAAGGAAATTTATCATCTGAAAATAGAATTGAAAATGCATCAACAACACCGGAAGGAAAATCAATTGATCAATTGTTTGTATCTGGTCAAGAAAATGTAAGAGAAACAAGGTATATTGTTACAGGCAATTTGTTAACTGGATCAGCTATTGTTAAAGGTGGTCAAGTTGCTAAACTACAAAGAAACGATGGTACAATAATACAAACTATTGTTATGCCTAAAAACTATAAACATGAAAAAGAAGAAGCTAGTATTCCTGTTCTGCTTGATTACCAAGCGGCAACGTCATATCTTTACAATAGTAAATTTGGTGAATTAAAAACCTATAGTGGAGATGTGCGTATACAAAAAACAGGAGGAGATAGTGCAACTGTATTTACTACAAGAAAAGATTTAATAGAAAGAGGATTAGATAAGAGTAGTGAAAGCATGGTTGACTTAGATTTTAAAAAGTCATCTGATGGTAGAACATGGTCTGCTACAACTAAATTAGATGTATTAGAAAATTATGTTTTACCTTATTATGCAGAAAATGGAATTAACTTTCAAACTATTAAAGAAAGAGAAATAGCAAAAGAATCTAAAGAAAAAGTTATTTTACAGAATGAAGGAGACCCTACACCAAGATCAGTTGGTGCAATGGCTACTCCTCCAGACATGAATGAAAATAATACTAAAGATAATGTTATAAAAAGGTCAAGGAATACCCTTACTTCATTGTTTAAGATTATAAAAAACAAAAAAAGAATTGATCCATTTATTGATAAAGATAGATCATCTACAGATAGAATACATATACCAGAAGAAACCTTATCTAAAACAACTAAAGAAGGTATTCTTCCAAGTTTTACAATTCTTTTAAAATATATTTTACCAACTTATGTTACTGCTAATCAATTAAAAGATAAATCAATAGCCAAGTTAATTCAAAAAGCAATAGAGTATGAATCTAAAATACGAGTACGATCTAAAACTTTTATTGATAGATACAAAAATATTAGAACTAAATATAAAGGATCACAATTTTCTAAAGTTGTTGATATATTGTTTGTTGGTGATGCATCACAAAAAGTATTTACTGATAAAGAATTACAAGAAGGTTTTACTTTAACTAAACAAGAAATAGCAGATTTAAGAAGTCAAGGATTTAGCACTAATGAAATAAATAAAATTAAATCTGTTAAGTTTAGTAACAATGAAATAGCAATGTACAAAGAAATTAGATTGTTATTTGATAAAATTGGTAAATATATAGATCAACACAGAAGAAGTATGTTGCCTAAAGTAAGATCGGCACAAGCATTAATACGAACTCGTTTAAATAGTTTAATTAGTCCAGATTCTTTATCTGACTTTAAAAGATTAATGGTACAACGATCTAATAAAATGCGACAAATAAGAAATGGTATTGGTAATCCACAAACGCAATTAGCTGAATTATTAGAAATAGATGAAAGAATTTATAGTATACCATTAATTAATACGTCACCTACAACATTTAATTCTTTTATTAATGCTTATCAAAAATATTACATTGAAGAAAATAAATTACAAAGCACATCTGTAAGAAGAAAAGTTGGTTATGTACCACATAAATTTTTTGGTAATTTTAAATTAAAAGTTTTAAAAGAGGTAGATGAAAATAACAATGAAATATATGAAAATTTAATTACTCCTCAATTAAGCCAACAAGCTATAGAAGGATTGAAAGCCCAAGGCAGAACTGATGCAGAAATAGAATCAATAGCAAGTGCTGTTGAATCTAGTAAAAATACTTTATTTTTTAGTAGTAAAGAAGATGCAATAAAAGCGGCACAAGAACACATAAAAAATAATCCTACAGATGTAATTCGTGTTGAACCTACTGATTTACAAATATATTCTAACGATGCTACTGTATTAAATGATCAAGAATACAGATCAATTATGAACTCTTTAACTGAAAATTTATCAGAAAAATACACTGCTGAAGAGTTACGAGGTAATATCAAAGATGTAATGAAAAGAAAAAACAGAAGAAGAATACCAGAGTTTTCTTTAAAAAGAAGAGGTGTTGCTGGATATGATAAAAACTTAGACAAAGTATTTAGAACATTTGCTGGTTCTGTTTCTAAGTATGTTTACATGGATGAATTAAAGTATGATTATGTAAACCTTATGGAACGTAAAGGTTGGGGTGAAGTTAGTGAAGTATCTGGTGATGCTGAACCAATAGCTAGTTATTTAAGAAGTTGGTGGAGTGATTTAAATAATAACCCTCAAAGTTTAGAAAGAAGTGTAGACAATGCATTAAACACTTTAGAAAAATCTGTTCCTAAAAAAGTATTTTATGCGGCAGGTATAGGTGCTATTGCAACACCATTTATTATAGGTGGCCCAGTTGCTCCTCTTGTTATTGGTGGTGCAACATCCATAATGATGGCAAGATCAATGGGTAAAACACAAAGAAAAAGTCGTGCCATTACAGGCGATATGTTATCTTTGTCTGCTCATTTAAAACTTGGAGCTTTCTTTAATTTATCATCTGCTCTTGTTAACTTATCACAAATAGGTTTAAACACTTATAGTAAAATGGGTGCTGTTCTTACATCTGCTGGATTTAGAAGAGCTACTCCTGCTTTGTATAGATTAGCTAGAAATGATTACAGAGAAATTATAGAAAATAGAAAAAATTATAGTGCTAGTAAAGTTAATGCGGCAATGGATGCTTTATTACTTGCACAAAAAGCAGAAATTAAATCTTCATATTTTTATTCTGACAGAGCACCAGACATATTTACAGAGCAATCAAAACTTGGTCAACTATCTATGTTATGGTTTCAAAGTGCAGAGTCTTTAAACCGAGCTACATCATTTTTTGCTGGATACATTAAAGCAGAAAAACAAGGAAAAAATAGAGAACAAGCAATTAAATCTGGATTGTTTGCAATACAACAACAACAATTTAGTTATGATAATGCGGCTAAACCCGGTGTGCTTAGAAATACATTTTTGCGTGTGCCATTACAATTTAAAAACTGGTTTATACAAGAGTTAGTATTTATATCTGGTTTACGAGGTGCAGAAATTCCTAGATTTTTAGCATCTACATTTGTATTAGCTGGTGCATTAGGTCATCCAGCATATATGTTATTAAGTCAACTTATATCATTGTTTACTGGTGGAGAATACGAACCAGATGAAGATTTAAAAGAATGGGCAATTAATGAAAGTGCTAAAGGAAATTTAAATGGAATGGTTGGTCAATTTATTACTCATGGTGCTCCAGCAATTATATCTGAAGGTGGCACAGGTGTAGGTATTAACTTAACAAATAGAGTTGGATTTGGTGATAAATTTTTACCATCAGAAATTTCAGATTTTTATGGGCCTTTTGTTAATACATTAATTACATCTAGTAAACTAAAACAAGAAGGAGCTACTGCTGTAGATCATTTAGTTAATTTATCTCCAGCATTTAAACCTTTAAAATCTATAGAAGCTATGGCTGGTGGTATGCCTCTTATTACAATAGCTACAGATACAGAATTATTTACAAATAAAATGGCTGAAACATTACAAGGTGATCAAAAACCTGTGTATACAAACCCTTATAAAAATCAAAGTATTAAATATGAATTAACATTAAGTGATGTATTTAGAATGACATTTGGTTTTGAACCTACAAAGGTTGCACAATTTAATGATTTAACGCAAAATATTCGTTCTAATAAAGAAAAAAAACTTAAAAGTTTAGAAGATGTTAGAACTAATATTAACATTGCTGTTCGTAAATATGGTGATGATTATGAAAATCTTAATGTTGCACTTACATTTATTATAGAAGAAGCTATTAAAAATGGTATAGAAATTAGTAGGACTGGTATTAAAAGAATGATTAAAGATTCATTTTTTAGTCAAATAGACAAAGATTTAAAATTAGCACCTAAAACACAAAGACTAGAAATTATTGATCAAATTAAAGCATTAGAAAAATACTATGGTTTAGATTTTTCTCAACTGGTAGACTAGGATATTTATGGAAAAACATGAAGTTAAAGAAGTAGTTGAGGAAACTATAGAAGAAGTATTAGAAAAATTTGGCTTAAATCCAGCAGAAATACAAGAGGCACAAAGGGATTTTATATACCTTCGTACTCAAAGGGTATTGCATGAAAAGGTATCTTTTAGGATACGGCTTATTATATGGGGATTAGTTATATCTGGTGTAGTGTCTTTGGTTGCTTTAGGATTTAAAAGTTTTTTTAAATAGGTGTTGTCAAATCAATTTTAATCACCTATAATTTTTTAACAAAGGAAAAATATGGGATACAAAAGAATTTTTGTAATCTCTGACCTCCACGCTCCGTACTGTCACCCCGAAGCGTTAGATTTTATTAAGAAAATTAATAAACAATACAAGCCGGATTGTGTTGTAAATATGGGCGATGAGCTAGACTACTCAGCTTCATCATATCACGAGTCATCTACAGAACTTGACTCGCCTGCTATTGAGTTAGAAAAAGGAAGAAAAATAATTAAGGAATTAGAAAAAATATTTCCTAAGTTATATCTTCTTGAATCTAATCATGGAAGTATGGCTTTTCGTAAAGCTAATACAGCTAAGATACCTGTTGAACTACTTAAACCATACAATGAAATGTTAGGTGTAAGTAATAAATGGACATGGCATCACACTTTAACATTAGAAGCTAGTAATGGTGAAAAAATATATTTTGTTCATCAGCAATCTTCAAATGTTTTACAAGTATGTGCGGCAGTATCAATGAATGTGGTACAAGCTCATTATCATACGAGAGCTGTTATAAATTACATATCTAGTCCAGAGAAATTAATGTGGGCAATGAATGTAGGATGTTTAATAGATAAAGATAATTTAGCTTTTAAATACAGCAGAGTTGCCGTTAAAAGACCTGTGTTATCTTGTGCTGTTATTACTGATGGTATACCACATATTGTACCTATGGTTCTAAAAAAAGGTGGTACTTGGGATGGCAAAGTTCATGTCTGATCCAGTTAATCATCCAGATCATTATACAAATGGTAAACAAGAAGTCATATCTGTTTTAGAAAATACTTTGTCTGACGTACAGTTTCAAGGGTATTTAAAAGGAAATATTCTTAAATATTTATTACGTTATGATCACATATCAAAAGAACCAAAGTATCAATCTTTAGAAAAAGCAGAATGGTATTTAAAAATATTAATTGAAAAGGTAAAAAAAAATGCTTGAGGGAGTTAGTGAAAATATAGAATACATGGCTAGAACCATATGGGGAGAAGCTCGTGGAGAAGATGAGCAAGGCAAGATTGCTGTAGGTCATGTTATAAAAAATAGAAGAGACAAACAAACTTGGATGGGTAAAACTATTAAAGATGTCTGTTTAAAAAAATGGCAGTTTTCATGTTGGAATGAAAACGATCCTAATAGAAATAAAATTTTAGCTTTAAAGTTAAATGATTTAGAAGATTATTTAGAATTATCAGCTAAAGTGATTAGTGGAATGTATGATGATCCAACAAAAGGATCAACACATTATTATGCTAAATCAATGAAAAGTCCACCTAAGTGGGCAGAAGGTAAAGAACCTGTTTATGATCATGGGGGTCATCTTTTTTTTAATGATGTAAAATAAAAGGAGAAAATATGGAAAAAATTAAATCAATGTGGAATGGTTTATCCAAAAAAGGTAAGATAGGAACTGTTGCAGTTATAGCTATAGTTGTTGTTATTATCTGGGGACAAATATTCTAATGTTAAACTTATTATTAAAACCCTTGCTCGGTGTTGCCGGGCAAGCAGTAACTGGCTTCGTAGAAACAAAACGAATTAAGCAAGAGGCTAAACTTACAGAAATACAAGCTAAAACTAAATTGCGTCAGCAACAAATAGCAGGTGAGGTTTCTTGGGAAGCATCAGCCGTAGACCAAATGAAAGGGTCGTATAAAGATGAATTTTGGACAGTCATCTTTGGCGGAATTTTGATTTGTTGTTTTCTGCCTTGGACTCAAATGTATGTAAAAGAAGGTTTTATTTTTCTTGAAGAAAGCACTCCATCTTGGTTTGCTACTTGTTTATATGTTTGTATTGGTAGTTCATTTGGATACAGATTTGGTAAAGCAGGTCTGGCACAATTTAAAAAGAAATGATTACACCGCAAAGATTAACAGCATGGAGAATATTTCCACGTTTATTAATTACATTGTATGGTTTTTCTTTTTACAGAACAACTGAATGGTTTATGCAGTTACCAGACCCAACGAATGCACAATCAGCTTTTGTTTCTGTGGTTGTTGGTGCTGGAGCGGCATGGTTTGGTTTGTATGTAGGAGGAACTAGACAAACTAAAACAGAAAATAAAGAGTCGTGAAAGTATCTGAGAGCACTAATGTGCAGATGCCACTTAAAACGGTTGCTAGCCTAATCACGTTGGTTGCTGTAGGAACGTGGGCGTATTTTGGTGTAATAGCTAGACTAACGCAAGTAGAAACTTCATTAGTTTTAACAGAAAAAGATTTAACAGCCGCTAATGAATTTATTATTGGTGTTCCTAAAGGTGATATGGTTTCACCTCAAATTAATGAATTATTCATGTTAGTGGAATTTATTTCTGCTACTCAAGAAAAGTTACAATCTGAAATGGAATCGATGATGTCTAACACCGTAAATATAAATTTTTTAAAAGACCAAGTGTTAAAACTACAAAAAGATGTAGAAAAATTAAAAGATAAAGTAAGGGAAAATAAAAATGGAACCAATCACTAGCACAATCGCCACAGTGTTTTCTTTGTGTATGTTTGTCAATGGGTCGCTTGACGGCCATATGATGACAGATGGCTTATCAAAATGTTTAAAAGCAAAACGTGAAGCTGAACGTAACCTTTCAGATAATAGAGTTAATACTATTCGGTATGAATGTGGTCAAGTTAAAGCAGAACTAAAACCAGATGCAGAAGGTAACTTAAAAATTTATAAAATTATAGAAGATAAATATGAAAATTGAAAAAAAAGATAACGAGTATATAACTTTAGACATTATTTATTCTGCTGTAGAAAGACCAGAAGATACAGATGGTGAATTTCCCGTACAACTTATGTCTTTTGTTGTTAGAGATAAATATCCATACGATAAATGTAAAACTTTTTTAGATGTTATAAGAGATAATATATTTGGAGAAATATTATCACACAATATAACACCTATTGAAGAAATGCATAAAACAAAATTATTAAGTCAAATGGAAACAAGCACAACTGTACATTAATGCATAATATAAACTTAAATTTATTAGTTAAAAAAGAAGAAAGAAAAAAACATTCTGTTATTTCTTTATGGGATGCTACAAAAAAATTAGCTGATGCAGAAAACAAAACAACTGTGTTAACTTTGTGTCAAAAACATAGAAAAGGTTTTTGGATTGTTTGTCACGAAGATGATTTAGAAAGGGTAATAAAGGAAAGAAATGAAAACACTTAATGAAAATGAATTAAATATTTTATTAAATTATTTAAGTAAAAAACCATGGGCAGAGGTTAATCAATTAATTAATATGTTAACAACTAATAATACAAAAGAAAAACCTAAATGTAATTGTGGTAAAACGGTTTGTGAGTGCGAAAAAAAATAACAAAAGATATATTAAATTGGTCAATTAATTTTGTTGAAAAGAAAAGCAACAAACTTAATGATTGGCCTATTTGTCCTTATGCAAAACAAGCTCGATTAAAAGATCAAGTAAAAATTGTTGAGGTAAAAAATGCAAAAGATTATTTGTTTACTGTTGTAAAGGAAGCAAGAACAATACAAGAACAAAATAAAAAACTTATTATTGTAGCTTCTGATGATATGAATATTACAATAGATGAGCTAAGTTGTTACATTAATGCATTAAACCATACATTTGTAATGGATGATGTATACCTTATGCCTTTTCATCCAGATGATGAAGGCGAGGAAGAAGTAGAATTTTTAGAAGGTGATTTTGAATTAGAGAATGAATTTTATATGGTTCTCATTCAGCCTTTTAAAGAGCTGGAGAAAGCATCAAGCGATCTTCATAAACAAGGGTATTATGATAAGTGGAATAAAGAATACTATCAAGATACTGTATTATTAAGACAAACTTATAGGAGAAATAAAATATGGTTGGAAAATCACCAAAAAAAAGAGCAAAAATGATGATGGATAAAAACATGACTATGATGCGTGGAGGCGGAATGGTCAAAGGTAAAAAGAAATCCATGAAAAAAAGAGCAAAGAAAAAAGCAAAGAAGAAATAATGCAAAGAGAACCATCTCGTATTTCTTCTGGCAGAAGACTCAAGACTAAAAAAAAGTCAGACAAATTTAAGCCATTGGATAAAAAAACAATGGCTTTAATTGTCAACGATTTAATGACTAAAGGAAAGAGTGATACCAAACCCAAAAACAAGAAAGAGAAGAAATGAAAAATTATTTAGGAAAAACAAAAGAGGTTAAAGCACCTGTAAGATGGAAGTCATCTCCAGATGCACCAGACACACAGTTAGCTTATATAACGCAACCAGAAATTGATATGCTTGTACAAGCAAACATACATGGATCAATGAATGGTAAACCTAACATGGGGCCAAAAGGTATTATTAGTTTAGATGGTATGGGTGCAGAGGACACTGCAATTGGAGAAGAAAAAATTAGCAGTACACCTTTTTCTTCTAATGTTATTAGTAGTGGTAGTCCTCATGGTGGAGGAGCAGATTATTCTACAATAGGTAGTGGTCAAGGTTCTGGTTCTAGTTCTGGAACTAGCAGTGTTGGACAATCAATTTATAATGCAACTCAACCAAATACAGTTGACCCCGGATTACAACAAGGATTAAATTATGTTAAACCAAATAATGATCCTATTCCGGGTGGCTCATCATATTTATCTGGTGTATCTACCCCAATGGATCCAAATCAATATGCGGCCGCAACTATGCTAAATGCGGGTATTTCAAATATAGGTGGAAAACCAGTAGGTGGAACTCTAGCAGGTGCAGGTGGTGTAAATGAAGGTGAATTTAGCATAGGTGATGGCACAGGTAAAGGTGATGGTAGTGATGATGATACTGAAATGAAATTTGATGATGATGATGATGATGATGATGAAACTAGAAAAGAAACAAAAGATGGTAAAACAAAATATTTTATACAAGGTGTAGGTGAAGTAAGTGGTAAAATGTATGGTGCTTACAGAAGATTAATAGGTCAAGGAGTACCAGAAAAAGATATTATTAGTGCCATAAAAGGTTTAGGTGCGGCTGAAGAAAAGTTTGCGGCTGAAAACTTAAATCAACTTAGTGATATGAAAATATCTGATTTTTTTACATTTAATTTACTTAAAAGTGCATTAAAAACACCAGCTTATGAAAATAAATTTCTTGGTTCGGCAGGAGCGGCAAGCATATTAAATAAACTTAATTCAATAACAGGTAAAACTGCGGAAGAAACAGCAAAATTAAAACAAGAATATATAAATAGAATTATTGAAAAAAATCCAGAAGGTTTTACTGATTTATTTACAGAAGGAAAAGGAGGAAAAGGTAATTACAAAAATCCTTCAATCCAAGAATTTGAAGATGTTTTAGTTGGTGCTAACATTGGTAATAAAAACTTTGATAAAAATTATTATGGTACTCAAGCTGATTATTATAAAATAAATCCACCCCCTGCAACCTCTGGTGGTTTAGCAGACTTAGCTGGTTTAGATGCTGGATCTGTAAGTGATCCTTTTTTAAAACAACAAATATTTAATGCTCGTATGGAACTTGATCGTATGGGTAAAAACCCAATGACTGGTGAATCACAACAAAATAATGCTGGTATTAATACTGGTGGAGGTGGAGGTGGCGGTGGTGGTGAACAAGATGACACTACTACTACAACACTTCCAGATTATAGTCTTGTTCGTCAATATAGACAAGACGAAGGTTTTGTACCTAATTACACAGGTGGGCCAGAACAAATGCAATTAGCTGGTGGTTTTTATGATCCAACAGCACAAGAATTTTTATTTGGTGGTGCACCATATGGTGGTTCAACAAATTACATAGGTAATCCTCAACAATATTTTTCTCAAGGCGGAATGGTAGATGGTAAAGGATTATCTGGTTTTAAAATGAAAGGTTTTTAATGGTTATATCTCGTTCAAAATTACCAATGACAACTAAAAGAAAACCAACAAAAAGACAAAAAAAGAAAAAGAAAAAGAAAGTAAAAAAGAAAGGCCCGTCATTAATTTATGGTAACAAAGTAGGTTTAGTAAGATTGTAATGGTAGACATTAATAAATATCCAATGGTTCGTTTAACTTGGAAAGATGCTCGTGATGCAGAAACAGGTTGGAAATCTTTTGAAGAAATTCAAAAGGCACGATTAGCTATTTGTCAAGAAGTAGGATGGATGATTGTTAATGATAAAGAAAGAATAGTTATTATGCGATCATGGTGTACAGATAAAGATGACAATCATGGTGGTGGAGAAATAGCTATTCCAAAATCTTGGGGTGTTACAATCGAATATTTAACAGTTTCTTATAAGGAATTAATTTAATCGTCATGCTTCGGTGTGGCGACATTTTTTTTTGTCTAAAACTTAAAAAAACATAACATAAAGGTATCGTAAATGCTTAAATTAAATGTCTTTGGTGTGATTGCACTACAGAACTATAAAAACTTAACCAGCGTTAATTTTTATGGGTTTAAAAGCATTTTGAAAAAGTTTGGCCGGAGAAAGCTCTAATAGCATATAAAATAGATAAGAGAGCACGGGGAGGTTGGTGGGAAAACAAAAAAACGACAAGTCTTGGATTTGTATAAATAAAAAGAAAGGGAGTACCAAGACCTGCCGTCTAAAAAATTCAGCTATGTCATTTGTCCTCCTCTGGAGAGACAGGTAGATCATCTATTGGGATAACATACATTTGTTCTCTCATATTTTTAAATGTTCGTTTTGGATATTTCTCTGCAAATTTTTTTGTTACTCGATATTTGTCTGGAAATGTCCTATTTCCATAAGCATCCTTATGAAGTATGGAAACATCTAAAATCTGATGTCTGTTAATTCGACTCTCAGATAAACCTATGCTTTGGCTAGACCACATGGGTGTGCCAATATTGTATTCATGTACTTTCATTTTGTCATTATTACTTTGTATTTTTTATTTTCTTTGTCATACCCTTCGTATTCACAAAACTCTACTTCTTCTGTTTCAAATTTAGATTTTGTAATTTTTGGATTTTTTGTTTTAATGTTATTATCAAATTCAAGTGACATAGAAGCTCCTTCATAAGTTTTATTTTGAGGAAAATCTTTAGTAAAAACTAAATCTAAACCACTAAATATTTTAACTCTCATTGGTTTGCTTTTTCGTAATTCCATTGAAACTTTCTATTAATTTCTAAATCTCTATTACTGTGACCATCTTCTATTTTTCTATAAAATTTAGGTGGTGGCAATACATCTAATTGATAATCTTGGGTAACAACTACCCAGACAACTGTACTGCTTACATCTGTTATAACAATTACTTTTTTAAATTTTTGTACAGATTTACCATAAGCCATTGACAAATATTCAATCATCTTATGACGAAATAATTTTCTCTCTGTGGCATCATCAAACATAATATGATAAACTGGAGACTCATGTAAATTTGTAATAGGATTAATTTCTCCTTCTTTATCTTCAATTATTTTTAATATTCTTTTAGTCACTACATTATCCCTTTCATTATTAATTCTAACTATTGCATCTTTAGAAAATCCTTTAGACTCTTCCATTGCTAATTTCCTTTACTGTTTTTTTATAGAGCGTATCAAAGTAATTTGTTTTATTGCTTATAAAAGCATTCTCCCAATTTTCCTCGTCATACCTCTTTTCATACCTTGATATTGTAGCATGATTTTTAGATATGTACTCTCCTATTTCTGCCAAAGAACTACCTAATATTTTTTGACATAAAATAACAAATATAATTCTAGCCTTAGTTAACTTACCAGACCTCCTTTTACTACACAACTCAACAAAGGTTATGTTTGTTTCTTCACAAACAGTTTTAATTATTGCTTCTACTTCTTTATTCATATTATAAGAAC